GTTCCTTCTACCTTGTTCCAAGTGGCTTCCAAGGCACCCAAGGCGCCATTCAGTGAGTTGCGTAGAATAAAAATATTCATGAATCCCCCTAGAACGGAATTTGCTCAAACTCCACTACGTCATACTCGCCTGGACGCGGGTTATGCGGGAAGTCGTAGTTCTCCCCTGCAAGCAGATGCCCAAAAGCGTCTATGTGCTCAGCGTGCTGTCTGCTGGGCGCTATCCACACAGTTTTTACATGGGTGGGAGCAGGGACCAGTTCAAAGCACTGCGTAGTTTCATTTACAGTAGCGAACCGCTGGCTGGCGCGGTGCTTGAGCAAGAAAATGGACATAGCATGTCTCCTCTATTGACAATCTAAGTATAAAACAACTGGTAGTATTCTCAAGACCTTAATCTACAAATAACCGCTTTATTACCCACAATTGAACTCACTGACTTATACGCATAGAATACTCAAGACGCACAAATTGGGTGCCCCAGTTTATCGTCTAGGCAGCGCCGAAAAATCAGGAGATTTTACCATGAACAAACTCAACCGTATTTATGCTACTCGTCCGGGTGACGGCGAAGGCGATGCCCTCGACCCCAATGACCCGCGAGTGGTTGCTATCGTCAAGGCCGCCAACCAGCAGTTGGAAGCCAACCGTGATACCATCCTGCAGGAAAAGCGCCAGTTGGACCAGCAGTTTGCTGAGTTCAAGAAGCAGTGGGATGGCCTGGATCCGGAACAGGTTCGCAGTCTGATGAAGAACCTGAACGAGAGCGAAGAGGCCAAGCTGATTGCCGAAGGCAAGATGGACGAGGTCTTCCAGCGGCGTACTGACGCGCTCAAAGGCGATTTCACTAAGCGGCTCACTGCCGCGGAAGAACGTGAGAACAGCCTCAAGGGCGAGAATGGTAAGCTGCTCGAGCGCGTCAAGAACCTTTTGATTGAAGGTTCCTTGCGCACCGCAGCCGCCGAGCACGGTTTGCTGCCCAGCGCTATTGAAGATGCCATGTATCGGGGCAAGGGCTTGTTCTCACTGGGTGAGGGCGACACTCTGGTAGCTAAAGATCCTGATGGGTCTGTCCGACTGGGCAAAGATGGTAAGAACCCGCTCACCCCTGCTGAATGGCTCGAGAGCATGAAGGACAAGGCACCTCACTGGTTCCCAGGTTCTTCTGGCATCGGCGCTGGCGGTAGCGAAAAGGGTGGCCAGCGGGGTACTACCGTGACTATCACTCGTGACCAAGCCCGTGACCCGGCTACTTACCGCGCTGCCAAGGAGCAAGCGGCTAAGCTGGGCAAGAACCTGGTCATCGTTGACTGACAGAGCCGCGCTTAGCGCGGATTTAATGAAACGCGCTAAGCGCATTTAGGAGACAAAGCCATGTCTAACGTTCTGGGTAACTACAATCCTACGTTCTTCGCAAACGAGGCGCTTATTGTTCTTTACAAGGCGCTGGGCTTCGCTGGTCGCGTCCACCGCGGCGCGGAGGAAGAACGGAACTCCACTGGCCGGGAACTGGGTGATACCATCAACCTGCGCCGTCCGTCCCACTTCACTGCTCAAGAACACGTTGCTGGTACGGGTACCACCGCCCAGGACGTAGTTGGGCAGAACGTCCAGATCACCCTGACCAACCACCAGGAAGTCAAGTTTGGCTTGACCGACCGGGAACTGGCCTACACCTCCGAGCGTATCATCAGCGAGCATATTGCTCCTGCTGCCTACGCTTTGGCGGACAAGATTGACCGGGATCTGCACGCTCTGGGTTCCACCGTTGGTCCCAAGTACACCTTGACCGGCACCGTCGGGTCCAACTTCATCACCCAGCCCCGTAAGGTTCTGCGTGGCAACCATGTTCCGCTGGAACGTGACATCCACTACCTGATTGATGGCGGTATGGAAGCGTCCTTCCTGGATCTGGGCATCTTCCACCAAGCCCAAATCACCGGCCAAGGCAACAACGAAGAAGCGCTGATGCGCGGTTCGCTGGGCCAACGCTTCGGCGTGGAAGTGTTCGCTACTCAGAACGCGGACGTGGACGTCGCTGCCATGACCTCTACCGCTACGGCCTCCGCCGGTACCGGTGATGTTGTGGGTGCTGCTGTTGCTGCTACTGCAGCCAACTCCACCACCTTGGCCATCGACGGCTTGACCGATGCCCAAACCTTCAAGGCCGGCGATACCTTCACCATCGCGGGTGACCCGACCACCTATATCCTCACCGCGGATGCTACCGTGGCCAGCAACGCGATTACCGCCAGCATCTATCCCAAGCTGCGTACCAACGTAGCCGAGAATGCCGTGGTGACCTTTGACCTGCTGACCGCAACCCAGGAAGCAGCTCACATCCGGAACCTGATGTTCCACCGCAATGCATTTGCTCTGGCATTTGCTCCGCTGCCGATGACCGGTGACGGCCGAGGCGCAATGATTGACACTATCACCGACCCGGTGACTGGTCTGTCCCTGCGTGCTCGCATGTGGTACGATGGCGACACCGCCAAGAACTTCGTGGCCCTGGATGCGCTGTATGGCATGCAAGTTCTGGATCCCATGCTGGCGGTTCGCTGCCTGCGTGCTACCACCATCGCTCCCGTGTAATAGTTGAGGGGCCTTCGGGCCCCTCTCCTTTCTGAGGATACCACCATGTCTCAAATCAAGGTTATGAAGAACGGTAAGCTCCTTGGCTATACCACCGCTGAGCAAGTGGCCAAGTGCCCCCAGCTCCAGAAGCTGATTGCTGCTCAAGCTGCCAGCGAGGCTAAGGCCGCCGCTGAGAAGAAGCCCGAGAAGAAGCCCGAGAAGAAGCCCGAGGAACCGGGTAACGGCGCGTCACCTTCCGCAGTGCGCAAAGGTCCGCAAGCCGGCAGCAAGTAAGGAGGTGCAAGATGGCGGAAGCAACTAAATCTCTGGGTCAGCACATCCAGACAGGTCTCCAGGTTGTAGTAGTAGCCATCTGCATTTGGGTAGGTGGCACTGTCCACACCACCTCCCTTGACGTAGCAACACTTACCGAACGTGTGGCAGGGATGCAGGTTCAAGTGGAACGGATTGAAGCGAACTCCCGCGACCGCTATGTGGCAACTGCAGAGGTCGCTGCTTTAAGAGAGCAGATGCGCTACCTACAGCAGCGTATCGAGAAGCTGGAGGAAACGCGCCATGTTAACGCTTCTTACGGACGCTTATGATTCCGTGGCAAATGTTGATGCTTATTGGGCCGCCCGGGGCAACACAACCTGGACGGCCCTTTCTGATACTCAGAAAGAAGTCAACATCGTAAAAGCCACTGACTGGATTGACAGGAACTTCTCTTTCGGAGGAGTTAAGGCCTCAGAAACGCAGCGCCTCAAATGGCCGCGGTTGTTTGCTGAGGACGAAGACGGTTTTGTAGTAGGAGAAACGGACGCCCCGTGGCAGGTAAAAGAAGCTTGCGCGTTGGTAGCGGACATGTTCCGCTCTGGTGTCTACGATATGGAAGGCATTGTGACCAGCAAATCCGGTATCAAGCGTAAGAAGGTGGACGTCCTCGAAACAGAGTATTTCTCAGAAAAAGCTGTCACAGGTTCAGTGCCTACGCATGTCTACCAACTACTGTCCTCTTTGACTGGCAGCTCTCAGCTGCTGAGGAGCTAGTATGGCTGACTACGCAGCAGACGCAGTGGATGCCGGCGAAGACATCAAGGAAGCTGGATGCCCCGTAACAGTAGTGATTTCCACGGGATCTTCATACAACGCAGCAGCAGGCGCTAAAACCAAGACGTCTACGAGTGTTCCTACTTACGGCGTTCTTCTCCCCAAGAGTGAGAAACGCTGGGTTGAGTTCACCAAGGAGCAAGTAGCCGGTTTCTCTCAAATGATGCTACTTGCCGCGAACGATTTAAACGCCGCGAGCGTCAAGCCTAAAGCCGGAGATAAAATAACAGTAGGTTCTGAAACCTTCTTCATAGCTGGCTTAGCAGCCGTTGCACCATCGGGCATAGCCATCATTTATAAGGTGGGCTTGACCAATGGCTAAAGGTAAGCCTGCTCGGCTATTTGCCGTAGATCTAAAGAAATTCGGTGAAGTAACCCGGGACAGGGCCCGGGCTATCTTCATCAAGATAGCATTGGAGCTAGACGAGCGAGTAGTTATGGACACCCCCGTACTGACAGGCAGAGCCCGAGGCAACTGGTTTCCTACCATAGGGCTTCCTTCAAATGAGGTAGACTTTCTGGCACGAGACCCTGGTGGCACACAAACCATGGTAGCTGTCAAAGCCAATGCTTTGTCCGCCAAGCTGGGGCAAACAATCTGGCTGACCAACAATCTGCCTTATATAGTACCGCTAGAGAACGGCTACTCTAGTAAAGCACCTCAAGGTATGGTGGACATCAACGTAGTGGCCATCCAGATGAAATACGGCGGGAGGATTACAAGATGAGCTATGCTTCTCAGAATTCTGCTATAAGGTCTCGCTTCAATACGCTTTGGGGCTCCACTACGCCTGTGTCGTATCCTAATGACGAATACAAACCTGTGGTTGGCACCTCCTGGGTCAAGCTGACGATTGCAGGAGCTGAGGCGTATCCAGCAAGTTTTGGAGACCCAGGTAACAATGTCTTCAGACATCCTGGAATGATAATCATTAGCATTTATTGTCCTACGGATGAAGGTGATAAACTGGCCTTAGAGCTTGCTGACCAAGCCTGTGCCGTCTTTCGCAACTGGCAGTCAGGCGGCATAACCTGCCACCTTGCTCCTTACGTTCGACTGGTAGAGAGTGATGATACCGCGTGGTATCGACTCAATGTAATATGTCCTTTCAGAAGGGACGATTTCTTTTAGGAGGCCCTAAATGAGCTTTGGTACTTCAAATCGAGTAGCCCTTCGCATGGTTGAGGAATCAACCTGGGGGACTACGCCTGCAACTCCGGCGCTGGAAGCCATTCGGTTTACCAGCGAATCCCTGAACTACAATGCTGACTTCACCACCTCCGAAGAAATCCGGTCTGACCGCATGACTCCGGACACCGTTCAAGTTTCCGCGTCTTCTGGCGGTGACATTAACGGTGAGTGGTCCTACGGCACCTACGATGACTTTATCGCCGCTGCGTGCTTTAGCGATTGGGTGACTACCGGAAGCGACATTTCCGCCGCCTCTGATATTGGTATCACCAAGACAGCTGGCACTCCCAACACTTGGGCGCTGACCTCCTCTACTACGGACTTGTCCGCTCAGAGCTGGACGGTGGGGCAGTTCATTGCCGTTTCCGGGTTCACGGGTGTTAACACCATCTACGCCGAGATCGTGGGCACTCCTACAGCCAACTCAGTTGCCATTGCTCCTCTGGCAGATGTGGCTACCATAGCCGCTGGCGATAGTGTAGACATCGTGGCTCTTGAGTTCGTCCGCAACGGTGTGACCAAGCGGTCCTTCACCATCCAGAAGGCTTTTACGGACCTGGACACTCCTGAGTACCAGAACTTCCCGGGTGCTCGTATCGGTGGTTTCCAAGCCGATATGTCTACCGGGTCCATCCTGGGCGTAACCTTCCCGATTCTGGCGAAAGATTCTGCTATGACGGAAACGCAGTTCGCGGGTGCTACTTTCGTACCGGCCACTACGACCACCGTTCTCAATGCGGTGAACAACGTAGCAGCAATTTCCTTCGATGGTGACCCGGCGGGTTCCCAGTACTACTTCACTTCCATGAGCTTTAATCTGGACAACCGCTTGCGCGGCCAAGAAGCAATTGGTACCTTGGGCTTTATCGGCGTAGAAGGTAGCAGGATTGACCTCACTGGGTCCATGGAGCTGTACTTCGAGAACTCTGACCTGTTCGACCGTTTCCGGGCGACCACTGCGTTCTCCTTGTCCTTCATGGTAGCAGATGCCGCTGGCAACCTCTATATTGTGACCTTGCCTCGTGTCAAGTTCTCAAATATGGAAATTGTTGCAGGTGGTCTCGACCAAGACATCTTTGCGTCTTCTGAGTTCACTGCAATAATTAACACTGCTGGTACTTACCAGTTCCAAGTGAGCCGCCTTGCTGCTGCTTAATACGAACTAGGGGCCGGAAGGCCCCTTTCTTTAGGATGACCATTATGGCTAAGTTTGACATCAACTCAATGCGCACCGATGACCAGAAGAAGAAAGGCGTCTGGATTGACTTGGGTAGCGGCGCATCTATCTGCGTAGCTTCCTTCGATACCAAGGAGTTCGCCTTGGATCTCGTCAACGCCACCAAGGCTTACACCAAGATTGGGCGTGAAGTGCCGGTAGAAGAGCAGAAGACCATTATGGTCAACTGCCTGGCCAAGCACATTCTGGTCGACTGGAAAGGCTTCTACGACGGCGAAGAAGAACTGCCATACAGCTATACCAATGCTGTGCGCTTCCTCACCGAAATTGACTGGCTGCTGACTACGGTCATTAATGAAGCCAAGAACCAAGCCAACTTCCGCGTGGAGCAATCCAAGGCCATTGAGGGAAACTCGTAGACCTCGTCCGGTGGATGGCGGAATATGGTGAACGGGAAGAAATCCTAAAAAAGATGGCAGAAATGGGTAAGGCCCCTCCGGCCTTACTCTCTAAGCCACACCTTATTCCGGGCGCGGAAATGTACTACTCTGCCTTTATGCTGCTACACGGTTCCCGTATAATGGGAAGTGGCCCTATTCCCATTTCAGAAATTCTCAGCTATGCGCTTCTGATGGGTATCGACTCGCTAGATGAGCGAGCAGACCTACTCCGATTCGTCACTGCTTGCGATAGAACCTGGTTAAAGCATAAGGTGAAGAAAGATGGACCAACAGTCAAGCCTAAGGGTGGGAGTAGACTCCCAGGACGCCGATAGATCTATCAAAAGAACCACGAGTGGCTTGGATACCATGGGTAACCAAGCCCTTAAAACTGAGCGTCAGTTTTACAACCTAACCTTGGGCATTGACCATTTTGGAGACATACTACGCTTTGCCTCCTTAGGTCTTCTCACCACTACTTTTTCAGACATAATCGACAGCGCTACCCGTGTGGATAACAGCCTCAAGCTGGTAACCAACACTACGGGTGAGCTGAACGCAGTCTACCAAGAACTGTATGACATCTCTAACAAGACGAGAACCCCTCTTGCTGACAATGCGGAACTGTTCCGCCGCCTGTCTATAGCCACTGACCGGATGGGCCTCAGCTACCAAGACCAGTTGAACCTCACAGAGCAGCTGAACCAAGCAATGATTATCTCTGGTACGGCTACTAGTGAAGCAATCGCCGGTCTGCGCCAGTTGGGCCAAGCCCTGGGCACCAATACGTTGAAGCAGGATGAGTTCGTCTCAGTCAATGAGAACTTGCCTCGTGTGATGAAAGCCATAGCCGACAGCTTAGGCGTGACTCGTGGCGAGTTGAAGAAGCTAGCATCCGAAGGTAAGCTGACCACCAAAGTTATTGTAGACGCGATGGCTGAGGCAGCACCTCAGCTGGCTGAGGAGTTTGCAAAGGTGGCACCCACCATCGAGAACGCCTTCACGGTGCTGCAGAACCATATGCTCAACTTCGCTCGAGAAACTAACCGTACTACGGGTCTGAATACCATTCTTGCACAAGGTATCTTGCTGCTGGCGGACAACTTTGAAGTTCTTGCTGGCGCAGTCGTAGCCATATCCACTGTAATAGCTGGACGCTTGGCTGTGGCCTTCGCTACCATGGCTGTAGGCTTCGCTGCTACGCCCATTGGTGCATTTACAGTGGCTTTGGGCACCCTGGGCTTAGCGCTCGGCGCATTCGGTGACGAGATGGTATCCGTGGGCGGCGAGACGGTTACCGTGTGGCAAGGTATTCGTGCTGCTGTTGCGACAGCTAGCCAGAACATTGGCGCCTCTCTCGACCAAGTCAAAACCTGGTACGGTGAAGTACGCGATGCAGCGGTAACCTGGGTGACTGAAAATGAAGCCATGCTGGCGAAGTGGGGCGTTAGTCTCTCAACTGCCCTCGAGTTCGTTCAGAACCTTTTCAAGACCAGCGCCAACACCATTATCGCTGTGTGGGTAACCGCTTACGACGTAATAGTCAAGGTATGGGAGCAGCTTCCCGATGTCTTCCGCGGCATACAAGCTGCCGCTGCAAATGCTGTAATAGATGGGGCTGAGACAGCTACCAACGGTGTAGTTAACTTGGTTGCTGATACCTTCCGCAAGCTGGAAGATATAGTTCCTCATGTTGAAGGTACTGGGGACGCCATCGAGAAAGCCTTAAGCGTTAGCTTTGAGCGTTTAAACGTTGACGAGAAAGCCAAGAAAGCCTTTGGTGGACTGGGTGCAGCTATTTCTGATGCTTGGGAAAAGAACCTCAATACTGACTTCCTGGACGGTTTCGGTAAGACTGTAGAAGGTACTGTAGGGGTACTCAAGACTCAGTACCTGGCCAACCTGAAAGACGTGATAGCTACGGACAAGGAAGCTGCTGCCAATGCAGAGCTCCTTAACAACAAGTATTCCTCACTGGCTGGTTCTGCTGGCGGCGCAGGTAATGCTATCAAAGGTGCTTCACGCTTCATAGATCAAGTTGTAAAAGCCTACGCCAAACTCCAGGAAGAGCAAGGCAACGCCACAGTTGGCGTGGAAGCTTGGTACGCTCAGCAAACTCTGCAGCTCACCAAGTTAGGTCTTGAGCACAGCAAGTATGCAGACATGGTTCAAGCAATCTATAAAGACAAGCTGATGACCGCACGTACTCAGGACATCCAGTCGGCAAATGCTTGGTCAGCAGGTTTGACTCGTGCTCAGAAGACTGCCATTGAAGATATGGCTGAGTCTTTTGAGGAGCTGCAAGCTGCTCGTGGTGGTGCAGAAGCACAAGTTGAGAAGTGGCACACCACCGAAGTTGAGATCCTTTCTGCTGTGGGTTTGGCCACCACCCAGTTTGCTGACCAACTGGAAGACGTCTACACCAACCGGATCCAGCAGGCTCGGGTTGACGACATAAAGAACACGCAGGAATGGGCAAAGGGCCTTACTCAAGTTCAGAAGGACGTGGTAGGTTCTATCAGAGAGGAATGGCTACGAGTAACTGAGTCTCAGGACGCTAACGTCCAAGAAACTTACCGCTGGTATGAAGAGCAGAAGAAAATCCTCATAGCAGCAGGCCTAGTTTATGAAGATTTTGCAACGCAACTGGACGAGCTCTTTAAGAAGCGCCTAAAAGATGCGAGAGATGCTGACCTTGAGAATGCGACTGACTGGCGTTCCGGTATTGAACGAGCAGTAGCAGGCCTCGCTGAGACGTACAAGTCAGAAGCTGACGTAACGGAGGGGGCTTTCAACTCCGTCTTTGACAACATGGCATCTGCTATCGTTGACTTCGCAGAGACGGGCAAGCTGAACTTTAAGGACTTTGCCCGTTCCGTAGCTTCTGATATTTTGATGCTCACCACCAAGTTCCTTCTCCTTAAGGCAGTACAATCTAGCATGCAGTCCTCAGGTGGCGGTATGTGGGGGTCACTGATAAGCGCGGCAGGTTCTTTCTTTGGTAACAGCGGTTCTGTGGCAGCAGCAACGGGTGGCTACATCCAAGGTCCGGGCACGGGTACGTCTGATTCAATCGCGGCTCGCTTGTCTAATGGCGAGTACGTCGTCAATGCAGAGCAGACTGCCAGGTACCGGGATATACTGGATGCTATCAATGCGGGGAACCTTAACATGTACGCAGAAGGTGGCTACGTTACACCTGTAGCACAGCCCGTGGTTCCTCTTAGCTCAGACAGCACGCTTAAGGGTGGCAAAGCAGCTTTCAACACGCAGCAAGAAGTAAAACCCGCCCAGGTTAAAGTTGTCAACGTACTGGACCCGCGTGAAGCATTGTCCGCCTTAAATACTGCTGAGGGTGAGCAGCTGATTATGAATACAATCGAACGCAACCCCTACGTGGTTCGCAAACTGTTAGGAGTATCGTAATGGCCTACACGACTGGCACTGCCACTGATTACCATGACTTGATGGACAAACTGCGCTTGTGGCTAACTGGTACTGTTGGCTGGACGCAACTAAGATGGACGGCTCCTGCGTCTATCACGGATACCGCTGAGTTGTGGGTTCGTGGCCCAGGAGCGGGCACAGACCGCCAGGTGTTTGTGGGTCTTCAGAGCTACGCCGATGCCGCCAATGGCTACTATTGCTGGGACGTAGCAGGATCCACTAACTTTGACTCAGGCTTATCTTTCGCTCTACAAAGCAAGAATCCGTCCATCTACTTCTGCTTGTGGCAGAATTCTATTGACTACTGGTTCTACGCTAACGACCGGCGGTTTATTGTTATAGCAAAAATAGGTACAAGTTATCTGAGCATGTATGCTGGATTCTTCTTGCCTTTCGCTTTGCCCAGTGAGCACCCCTTCCCTTTGTACGTGGGAGCAACCTACTACATACCAAAAGCGTATAACTACACAAGCTCAGGTTTCCGGTCCTTCGCGGATCCGGGCGATAACGCCGCTTTCATTCTGCGGAGGGCAGGAACTTGGGTGCCCGTAGGTAACCAGGAAAATGACACTTCTGTAGCGTATTCTCCATCCAAGTCAAGGTCAACCGGCTATGCCATGACCTGGCCTTTTAAGGTACCTGCTTCCTGGTACACGACTACTACGCAATGGAGCTGGTTAGGCAACTTCTACAACTGGCGGCCTAACGTAAATGGGGAAGTACCTTTGTTCCAGGTGCATATACTCGATTCCGCATTACGAGACATGGCAGGAGCTTTAGATGGCGTCTTTGCCATACCTGCTTTTAACAGAACCTCAGAGCAAACAGTTACTTATAGCACTAGAACCTTTAGACTTTTCCAGAACGTCTCCCGCACAACGGGGCGCGACTTTTTTGCAGTAGAGGAGAATTAACATGGCTTTCCAGCAAACTTCCGCGTCCGATTATGCAGATCTTCTTTCCGTTGTAGCAGCTTTTGCTGTGTCGCAAGGTTGGACAAAAGTTTACGATGCGATAGCGTCAAAAAGCCAAGTGGGTCTAGAAAAAGGTAACTGCCACGTGGCTATCGGTGCAATAAGGAACTCCAGCGACACGGCGGATGCTACCACGTTCAGTAGAACAGACCTAGTATTTGGTGGAACACTTCCTGACGCCTATCTGGTCATGGCTCTTAGCTCGTCCTTGACCGCTTCAAACACGCGGTACTGGGGCCATCCAGATTCTATTGTCACCACATACAGTGATACTGACCGGATATCTATTAACGACCTCTACGGCCCAATGAGTAATGTTTATTTGTTCTCCGATTCAGGGGGAAATTACATACATGTGGTAGTTCAGAGCTCTGCCGAGAGATTCACTCACTTTTGCTTCGGTAATGTGGATATTACGGGATTCACTGTGCCCGCTTGCGCTTATGCAGGTGGACAATACCATATATGGTGGCCGGACAGCGCCGACTACAGCAACACGTCCTCTAGCAACTTTAATGACCCTTCTGACACTGGACATCTTTGGTGGCCTTTAGGGTATGCTAACCTTCACTTGTTTATACCATCCGGTGTACTTGATACCGGCTTGTCCTGGGGAGTTACTCCTCCTGTTATAACCAAGCTACAAATGAGCTTAGTGACCCGGGCTACTTTCTGGTATGACCACTACAATGATAGCACAGCGGGTAAGATGATGGACTTAGTGCTGTCTACCAAGAAACAAGCCACTACGGGCGGCATACCTTTGCATCCCATTTCTGCTGTATTCTCAACCGACGGAACCAACGCAGGGCAGTGCTGCTACTTGGGCGAGTTTCCCGACGTCCGCTTCGTAAACATGGATAACCTTAACCCAGGACAGGAAGTTATTTACGGTTCGGATACCTGGGTGGTTTTCCCCTGGAAAAGAAAAGGGGAAGAAGCCGCTACGAACTACGGAGCTAATCCAGAACCTTATGTAAATACCACCTTCTGGGGTTTGGCTTACAAGAAGATAGTGTGAGGTTAGAATGGCTACGGTTTCTTCTGAGGTTAGAATACAATGGCAGGTAGGAACTAACGGCTGCCCTATTAAAGGTGCAGTTCCTGCAGGGGATACCTTGGCTATGTCTAAGTACCTTCCTTTTAAAGGTGATAGAAATGGTTCGCTAACTGCGACCACCTACGCAGAAAAGGTAGTTAGCACGTCTTCTTCTGCTATAGTCCCTTTGGATTTCACCATACTAGCCACCACAGCTGTCTCTGTTAGAGAAGCCTTTGCAGGCGACTACTACTACAGAATCTGGGTTATTCCGTCATCTATGACGGTTCAGAATCCTTCCATTGGTGTTAATATTCCTTTTGAGATTTGGAATGCTTACCCTTGGGACAATGTACTGTCCGACATTATAGGGGTAGATACTACGGGCCTTGATCTTGACTTTGAAGTGGGCGCAACTTGGGGCGAGATAGAAATAAAGACCGTCAACATAAAAATACTGCCTACTGCACCGCTTAACATTGACGGTGACTTCACTTTTGACTTCACTTGGGGTGAAGGATACTTCACATTTAAAGCAAGTATTGCTTCTTTCATCATTGAAATGGCTTCCGTTCCAGTAGAAGAGCACTGGGACTGGCTTACTGACGTAATAGCTAGCTGGGATGGAAGCGAGCAGCGAATAGCTCTCCGCTCTTCTCCTAGAAGAAGTGTAAACTACAGCTTCCTTCTCAAGAACGATGCTATGCGACGCCAGCAAATGGACAAGATGTTCAAGAACCTTTCAGGTCGTCTGGTTATTCCTTATTACCAGTACTACACCGAGGTTACAGCAGCAGCTTCGATAGGTGACTCGTATATCTACTTTGACCCGGATTTCACGGATGTCCGGGACTACGAGTACGTGATAGTATTCAACTACAGCACTGGTGGCGCCGAGTTGATCCAGCTAGGCGTGGTTGACGGAACAGGCTCAGCCACCTACGCTCCTCTTACTTTTGATATTCCTTTGGGCTCTTGGATAGTTCCAGGTTTTGTTTCTCGCATAAAAGACGGAACAGGTCCTACCATGGACTCTGTTGCGGGTAAAATGACCATAGAAGCCTACGCCTTGAACTCTCGCACCCCGTTTAAACGTCCCGCATCCTCCGTAGTTATTCCAGAGTTTGATGGCTACATGGTCTTGCACAAGCGCCCGCTTGCTAACGACTCCGTACCTTACGAGAACACCTCGAACTACGAAGTGATGGATTCCCAGACGGGTATCCAGGACTTCACTTCGGCGTGGCCGCATCCTTTCTTCTCGTTCAAAGCACAGTACTTGGCTCAACGCTTAGGCCTTGAGAACGAAATGGACTTCTGGCGTGACTTCCTCTATGAGGTCAGAGGGCAGCAGAAAGCATTCCTCACACCGTCATTCTGGAGCGACCTTGACTTGTACGAGGCGCCCACTCCTTCTACGTCCCAGGTAAAACTTGCTACCACGGAGTATGCATCACTTTACTGGCCTTACAACTCCTACAAGCGTTTCTGCTTTGAGCTAGCTGATGGTTCCTGCACTTATGCAAAAGCAATCTCTGCCTCAGTGGTTGACGATTATACCTTGGTGGAATTAGATGCTGCTTTTGGACCCAATGCCGAAGATGTGGACATTGTAAAAGTGTCCTATCTTAATCTTGTGCGTCTAGGCGATGACCGTGCTACACTCAAACATTATGAGACGTACTCCTACGTTGAACTAACAATCCGGAGCGTTGACGAATGAGTTATAACGACTACGAGCGCAGTGTCCAGAACGCCGCGCCTATAGAGTGCTACAAGTTTATAGGCACAGCTCAGAACTACTTCTATACGTCGTCTGATGCGCAAATAACGCTTCTGGGTGACGTCTACGAGCCGGCTATTGTAAAAAGAAACTCTGTAAGAGCAGGTACTCAAACAGACGATAACCTTAGCATGGAAATAGAGCTACCTTTCAACCTGGACGTGGTAAACGACTACGCTTACAACTCCAGCCCGCCCAGTCTAGTACTTGAAGTGTACCGCGTTCATCTTGGAAGCGACTATGCTACCGAGTACGTTCTTCTGTGGAAAGGAAAAGTAACTTCTTTCACTGTTTCTGGACGAACTGCTAAATTCCGAGTTCCCAGCGTATTCAGCAGAGCTCTTCAAGGCGACGTCCCCAATGCGTACTACCAGACTCCGTGTAACCATGTTCTGTTCGATGGCCGCTGCCGAGCCAACCGTGCTAGTTTCTCAACTACTACCACTGTGACGCTGGTAGGAACTAGCAACGTTACAGTGGTAGCAGATGGATTTGATGATGCTTATTTAAAAGCCGGTGAGATAGTCTGCGCCAGAAGCGGCGAGCGCAGAATGATACTGAATAACGTGGCTAATACTATAACTATCAACTATCCTTTCAATGACCTGCGGATAGGCGATACTGTAGAGCTGACAGCCGGTTGTGACCACTCATTTTCTACTTGTACTGCTAAGTTTAGCAACCATACCAACTTTGGTGGACATCCGTACATACCTAGCGACAATCCTTTTGCCGGGAGAATATCATGATATGGGTCTCAATAGCCATGTGGGTAGTGTCTTTTATAGTCACTGCCCTGCTTACGCCTAAACCTCGCTTAGAAGATGCACGTCCAGGGGGCTTGGATGATCTAACAGTACCTCAAGCAGACGAAGGCACACCTATAGCTGTGCTGCTGGGTAAACGCAGACTCCGTGCCCCTAACACCCTTTGGTATTCCGACTTTGAAGCTGTACCCATAACGCAGAAGGTAAAGACGGGGTTCTTCTCATCTAAGAGAGTGATAATTGGCTACAAGTACTACCTTGGCTTCGACTTAGGGTTGTGCTTGGGAGAAGCTGTTCATCTTACTAAAATCTGGATAGAAAATGACGAGGTCTGGTCAGGCGACATATCTGGAGAAGCTACCATAGCAATACAAGAACCTTCTTTGTTCGGGGGCAGTACGGGTTCCGGCGGCTTCGTGTGCGACAGTATTGACTTCTACGGCGGAAGCTTTACCCAGTCGGTAAATTCTTACGTCGATGCCCTGGACACAGTACCCGCTTACAACGGACTAAGCCACGTTGTTTTCCAGAAAGCTTACATAGGCAACAGCCCCACTTTACATACCTGCAGTTTTGAATTGTATCGGTACCCGAACAGCTTGGGTTTGACTTCGTTGGTTAACAGAGTAGGCGACGACTTAAACCCTGCTGAAGCGCTCTACCAGGTCTTGATATCTGAGTGGGGTGGCTTAGACGTGGATCCTAGCGACATTGGTACTGCCAGTTTCGTTTCAGCAGCTTCTACTTTAGCTGACGAAGGTAACGGAATCAGCTTGCTCATAACCAAAGCCAACAGCGGTAAGGACATTGCTGAGGAGATACTCAGGCAGATAGACGGTATTTTGTACCAGGACCCTAGTACAGGTACCATAGAGCTTAAGCTCATCCGAGCTGACTATGCAGTAGAAGACCTTGATGTCTTTGACGAGAGCAACATAGCTTCCTTACGCGATTTCACCAGCAACTCCTGGGACGATACCATAAACCAATTCCGGGTAACGTATACCAATGCCAGCAACAAGTATGAGAACGGTTCTGCTATGGTTCAAGACATGGCTAACATAAATTCGCAGCAGCGCCTACGCTCTAGCAATGTTAGCTTCCCAGGATGCAGCACAGGGGACTTGGCTGTAGCATTAGCCACACGGGAGTTGGCTCAGTACTCCGTGCCTTTGTTCAAAGCTACTTTGGAACTCAAGCGGAATGCTGCTTCTTTGCGCCCAGGTGACCCGTTCCTCATGACCTGGTCAGAGTACAACCTGGAACAAATAGTGATGCGCGTTCAGCGCTTCAACCTAGGCGACCTTCTGGATGGCCGTGTAGTCATCGAGTGCGTCCAAGACAAGTTCGCCACAGATCTCACTGTGTTTGCAGCTCCTGAGCCATCAGGGCACACGCCTATAGACGTAACCGCCGTGGATATCACAGCCGCCAAGGTGATGGAAGCGCCTTACTGGCTGGTTCAGCAAGCACAGATTGACTTGGCGTTTTCCACGTCCACGGGTGAGACGGCCATCATGTCCATGGCCAAGCAGCCTAATGCCTACCAGCAGGGCTACAAAGGCTGGCTGTCTCAGCCTTCCACCGCACTACAAGCCGACATTACAGACACAGCATACACCAACACTGCTCAGCTGGCTGAGGATATACTCATAACGGACGGTATGCCCACAGGGTCTATTACTGACCTGGATGTAGCAGGTCTTCTTCCTTCCACTTTCACGCTTGAAGCAGCCACCTCTACCGAAGCTCATGCAGGCAAGAACCTCTTCGTAATAGACGGGGAGCTGTTCACGTTCCTTACCTTCACCGATAATGGCGGCGGAAGCTACACCTTGCATACTGTAAAGAGAGCTCTACTTGATTCGGTAGTGGCTGCTCACGTATCAGGTGCTACTATCTACTTCCTGACAGCTGATGCTTTGTGCGAAGGTTCTTTCTCTTATATAGGTCAAGTGACTGCTTATCTGCAGTCGTACACCTACAACGATGAAATCCTGGCAGCTGATGCAGCTGAGTTCTCAGTTAACCCCGCGTGGCGGTATGATGCACCTCTGCCTCCTGATTATATTACAGTAGACGGGTCCGCCAGCCCCGCTACTGTAACGACGGCAGGTGCTCATGCCATTGCCTGGCTTCCTAGAAGCCGCTTGGTCACTACTATTGCCTGGGAGAATGATTCTGCTCACACAGAAGAAGCAGGCGTTCTTTACAACATGCGGTTCTACTTAGACGGCGTACTGCAAGGCAGCTATACTCAGTTGAATCTTAGCTCACCTTCTGCCACGCTAACGCTTCCTTCCGGAATGTCTGGCACAGGTAAGGTGGAAATAGAAAGCGTTCGCGGTAGCTTCACCAGCTTCACTAAGGCATTCCGCGAGTTTGCAATTAACATCCCGTAGGAGGGTTTATGGCAGTAGTAGAAGCTGACATGGAGTTCCGCTTGACTGGCGGAGCGATAAACACTGCCCCTAACTTGGCGCTTGGGGGTGTCATTAGTTACGCAGAGCCTGTGGGTGCCACGCTAGAGAATTTGTTCGCTAGCATCACAGCAGCTGAGGCGTCTGCAGGTGTTACCAAGTACCGGTGCATCTACATTGCCAACACCAACGACACAGACACGCTGTCGTCTGCTGTTGTCTACATAGGGAACCAGACGACGTCTGCTGACACCAGCTTAGAGATAGGTTTGGATCCTGCAGGTATAGGGGATGGCATGACTACAGGTGTAGCTACCACGGTAGCCAACGACACTACAGCTCCCTCGGGCGTGACGTTTTCAGCCCCTTCAACACCTGGAACGGGGCTATCCATAGGTAACTTAGACGCAGGTGAAGCACAGGCAATCTGGGTAAAACTGATTGTCAATTCTAGCGCGGCGTCCACAAGTATGGATGCTGCTTCAATAAATGTGGAGGGTACTTCATGAATGTAATTCCCTACGCCAAGCTGATTGGCGGCACTATCTTGGCGGTGCTGGTAGCTGTAGCAGGTTTCTACGTCTACGGCCTAAAGAGTGAGCGGGATGATCTGCTTACTGAAAAAGGACGCTATGTGGCAATGTTGGACGAATCTCAGGAAGCCACGCGCAAAGCAATGGAGCACATTGATGCGGTAACGCAGCGAGTGCAAGAGAACAGCGAGAAACTAACAAGTTTGCTTGAGCAGCAGCGCAAAGCCTCGCAGCAACTGAGGAGAATAGATGATGTCTTTGCAAAGCACAACCTTGAAGCACTCCTTGAAGCACATCCGGGGATGGTTACTGATTCTGTCAATAGCGGCACTCGTTCCACTCTTCGGATGCTCGAGTGCGCCTCAGGTGGTGACTGCGGTGGAGGACCTGCCCAGCCTTCCCCAAGTTCAGGTAGTCCCTAAACCTGACCCGTTGAACTTGCTGCCGGTGGAATTCGGCACAACTAAGTCAGGAGAAAAGCAGGTGCTTACTTTGGACGCCCAGCAGTATGAGAACCTAAGTCGCAACATGGCTGAGCTGCAGAGGTGGATTAGTGAAGCCATGGCGCAGCTGGATTACTACCGTGAATCCCTTAGCGAATCGCCCGCTGCTGAATAGTAAAACTAGCCCCTACGAGCGTAGGGGCTATTTGCTTACTTCTTGTCACGCTTCTGCGCTACCAGCAGCTTGATGGCTGCTTCCACCGAGCGTGGAACTTTCTGCCGGCCAGTACGGTAGTTCGACACACTTTGGGCACATTTAAACAGCTTGGCACCCAGTTGAGCGTTGTTCAATCCCAACTCGTCTTGGGCGTCAATAAATTGTTCTTTGGTCATACCATTCTCCTTATTCAAACCATGCAGAACCGCGATTCCGGTCCCAGTTGCTCAGTATGCGTTGAGCACAGCTGTGAGAAGTTTCATCGCTTCCTGCTTTTACAGCAACAAGGTCGCTCACCATTACCTCAACAGCTTCCTGTAGTTCGGCTTGCTTCCTGCTGTCCACAATTGCGTGGTCTTGGTGCTCTATCATCCATTCAACCGCGCTACCCCACTCCATCTTTAACAGGTCTTCTACTTTCAAGATTTTCTCCTTACTTAATTAGTTGACACTACCAGATAACCGAATTATACGCGTGCGCCGTATTGAAATAAAGCGGTGATTTCATGAACCGCGGATACCACATCCGCGCACACGTGTGTACACGCGTGCGCATACGAAGACGTGGTGTGGTTTTTGTGGTTTCTGCGCTATTCGTGACATAAAGCACTTATCCTCATTCTCCATGCGCACAATACCTGGAGCCATCTTGCAACTCAGCCGTCTGGTTTGTAGGCTTCAACTATCCAATACAGGAGAACGACCATGAAAGTGCTTAACGCTCCCGCAACTATCCAGCCCAATGGCATGCCTGTCTACTTCCGCTGTAATGCGGTATTCAGCGAGAGAGGAGCTGAAATCGACATCCAGGAGTACTACGCTTTTAAAGAGACCCCGTGCTGCTACTGGATCCTGCACAAGAGCCAGATGTACTTGCTCAACTACACCAAGGACAAATGGGCACGGGACCTTATCCAGAAAAGAAAGCACCGTGTTAACAAAGGCGGTGGGCGCTACCATCCTACAGTGGAAGCCGCCATTGAGAGCCTCAAGTTCCGCAAGCGCCGCCACGTAGTCTTTGCACAAGCTGAGCTGGAAGTAGCCAAGAAAGTCTTGGAGGTTCTCGAAGCAGGCGGCGACCTCACCGTTAGCGAAGAAACTGGCCACATAGAGTGCGGGTACGTTCCCGCTGTTGACCTCTTCAATTGGGGGTTCTGAGATGCACAATTTTAGCATGCTGAGGACTTTGAGTATTCGCTTCATCAAAGCCTCCCGAAAAGAACGAGTTTGCTGGAATTGCGGCAGAATCATACCTGTAGGTTTCCCCTGCGTCCGTTCAGTAGTAGTTGACTTTGAAGGGTTCCATGAAGAATTTGGGCATGAGACAGACTACTGGAAGTGTCACGGTTTACCTAATGAGGAGAACGACCATGACTGACCAAGCTCTAATCAAGCATTTCCGCGCCGCAATGCTTGCAGCAAACAGAGAAGAGCGGAAGGAAATGAAGAAGCGCTTCTTCTCACTTATGTATGGCTTTAACCCTTCTCAGTGTGAAAAGGCGGACAAGCTGCTGGTAACAGCATTTGCTTATACACGAGGGCACCCCACCTGCAGCCTGTCCATAGTGAGTCAGCTGGTCAACCAGCTTTGTGGTGTGGGAGAAGCCAGAGCAGTAAGCACCGTTGACCACGATTCTCTCGTGAAGTCCTTCTTGAAGGGGTCCTACAGATGAGCTGCCAAGCGCGCCAGTATAGCGACCAAATGCACTGTGCCAAGTGTGGCTTGACTTGGGACGTTAACGACCCGGATGCTCCTGCATGTGTGGAAGATCCTCGCTCCGAGTTTGAAGAAAAGTTTCTTGAGCTTAGAGGAAAAGGGTACCGTAGAGAGCGGAAGTGGGTCCTTTCTCGTCTGAGCGATGGCACTTATGCTAACAGTGAAGTACAGCATTGTTGGGAAGGTTGGAAGCTGGCAAGGGGTATCGAATGAGAATAGTAGTAGAGGACAACTGGGGCGTAATTGAAGGAGCCTCCTACGAGCTCCGGCAACAGCTCCAGGAACGTTTAAACACGATAACCCGGACGGTAGGCGACCGCCTTAAGTTCACGCCTACTCGTGAGGTCCTCGACTATCTGGCTTTCAGCAAGCAGTTTGAGTTTGCCCCCGAATGCCGTCCCGCCTGGAAATACCTCTATCGCCAGAAGGAAGAGGAAGCCGACCCGACCATCGAATGGGAGTGGAAGACCAATCCGTTTAAACATCAACAGTTCTGGTGGTCGAAGATAAAGGACCGCCGGGAGTTTGGTGTGGAGTGGGAGATGGGCTTAGGCAAGAGTAAGGTGATATTGGACGTGGTAGCTTGGGCGGCCAAGAAGTACAAGATAGACGGCCTACTCGTGGTGACGCTCAATGACGTCCACATAAACTGGGTCCGGAACGAGATCCCCACGCACTTCCCGCTCTCCAACTACATGGCCGCTGCTTGGAATGGCAACCGCGTAGAAGGCGGCATGCGCGGGATTGTGGAAACAGACAAGTTCGCCATCGCCACCATCAACTTTGACTCCGTCCACCGAAAGCGTGGCATGGGTTTCTGTAAGCGATTCCTGTCCCAGCGGAATGCCATCATCGTGGTTGACGAATCCCACAACATCAAGACGCCATCCGCTGAACGCACCAAGGCCCTCATAAAGCTGGGCAAGATGGCAGAACGCCGGTACATACTGACAGGCACCCCTGTCACCCAAGGGCCTCTTGACTTGTGGTCGCAGTACACCTTTTTAAATCCAGCCATACTTGGCAACATGACCTTTGGACAATTCAAGCAGCGTTACGCTGTGATGCAGGAACTCAGCTCAATAACCTATAAAGCATGGGTAAAAGACCCTGCCACAGGTAAAGCTGTCCAAGTGGACAAACCTGTTGAGGTGGTTGTGGGTTACCAGAACCTGGAAGAGTTGAAGCAGAAGCTAGATCCTTTCCGGACCCGCCTTCTCAAAGACGACGTTCTGGATCTGCCTGAGAAAATTTACCGCCTGCGGTCGTTCACCATGTCCGACGAGATGCGCAAAGCTTACATGAGCATGAAGGACAACCTCCTGGTGCTACTGGAAACAGGTGAACGCATGACCGCCCAGATAGCCCTTGCCAAGCTGATACGCCTCCAGCAAATCGTCTGTGGGTACGTGGTTCCCGATGATATGACCTTGTCAGAAGACATCCTGGGCTCACCTCTTGCCAAAACCAATCCTCGTCTGGAAGCCCTCATGACGGTGCTTGAGGAAGTTCAGTACAAAGCTATCATCTGGGCAAACTTCCGTTACTCCCAGCGTGAGATTGCAGCCCGCATAGCCAAGGACTACGGTGAGGACTCCTTTGTCATGCTGACAGGCGAGACGCCCAAAAGCCAGCGCATGGATAACGTGCAGGCTTTCCAGACAGATGACAAAATCCGCTGGGCCATTGCATCACAGCAAGCTGCAGGCACAGGCATCACGTTGACCGCTGCCCGAGATGTAATCTACTACAGCAACTCCTACAACCTGGCTTTGCGGTTGCAATCAGAAGACCGTGCTCACCGTATAGGGCAGAAGTTCCCTGTTACCTATACAGACCTGGAAGCCCTGGGAACCATCGACCGCGAGATCTTGAAGGCCTTGCTTACCAAGTTTGACATTGCTTCACAACTTACGGGTGATGACCTTCGTTCTTGGCTATCAGTCAAGTAAAGTGATATAAAATTATAATAACAGAACAGGAGCATAATCATGGCTAAAGTATTCATTGTGAACCGTCCAGTTACTAAGAACAGCAGTTCTTTTACTTATGACGTTTCTCCCGCTCAGGAGTTTGGTGAAGTGGTCTTTTTGTTTGACTCAACGCAGCGGCCCGAACCCAGCGAGAATCCTTCAGCAGCGCGACAGCACATTCTTTCTACGCTTGAAAACTTTGACCCGGACGACGACTTCATTGTCTGGGCAGGCGGCGACCCGCTGGGTATGCTTCTGGTAAGCGCCCACTTGGGAGCTTGGCATAATAGTGTCAAGTACCTTAAGTGGGAAAAAGAACGCGACCTTAGCGGTCGTGTAGTAGGTGGGCACTACATACCCCTCACCGTTAAGATTTAGGAGAAGAAGATGACGGACATTTTTGCTGACCTGCAGCAGGCAGGTGAAGAACAGAAAGTTGACCTGGGTGAGATAACCGCTTTGGCGGACAAGCAGTTGCAGCTGGAAGGCGACATTGACCGCCTGGAGCAGCAACTCGCCGCAAAGAAGAAGGAACTCAATGTGGTCATGCTTGACAGGCTTCCGGCTGCTATGCAATCTGTAGGGCTCAAGTCCCTCGTGCTCACCAGCGGCAAAACTGTCAATCTCAAAGAAGAGATGACCATTTCTGTTCCGGCCAAGCGCAAGGCGGAGATAATCGGCAAGCTGCGCTCCATGGACCTGGCTTATCTCGTAGCCAACAGCATCAGCATAAACTTCGACAAAGGCGCTGATGACCAGGCGGACAAAACCATGAAGTTCGCCACAGAGCAAGGTCTCGAGGCAATACGCAGCGAGACAGTGAACTCAGCTTCTCTCAAGAAGCTGCTTAATGACCGTCGGAAGGAAGGCGTAAATGACGACTTGTCTTTCTTCGGTGCTTTCGTGGTCACCAAGACCACCATCAAGTAAGGAGTAAGACCTATGGCACCTAAAGTACCCGCGAAGCAACCGGAAAAGCAACTCCCCGTAGATGCTGACCTGTTGGCAGACCTGGGCCAGGCGGCTGAGCAGTACGTGGAAGCGATGGGCAAGGACGATATGTCCATCCCGTTTATCCAGATCCTGCAATCCCTGTCACCGCAGTGCACGAAAGGCGAACCGGAATTTATCAAAGGTTCCGAGCCGTCCATGCTCTACAACACCGTCACCAAGGAGCTCCGAGCCACCCAGGACGACGACGGTAACCAGCTGGTCGGTATGCGCATCATCTCCCTGGCCTACAAGGCGTCCTACATTGAGTGGGTTCCGCGTAGCAAGGGCGGTGGCTTCGTAGCTGAATACGACGTTGGCGAAGGTGCGGGCATCCCGACCCACCGGAACGAGAACAACCAAGACATCATCTCCGACGGCGCCGGTCTGGGCACCCCTGGCAACCAGCTGTCCTACACCCACACCCACTTCGTGTTCATCGTCGGCGACGACGGCTCGCTGGAACCTGCTGTCCTGACCATGACGTCCACTCAGGTCAAGCCCAGCAAGGACTGGAATGCCCTTATCATGAACCTGCGTCTGCCGAACGGAGCCAAGGCTCCGCGGTTCTTCGGTGTCTGGAATGTTTCCACTCGCCGCCGCTCCAACGACCAAGGCTCCTGGTACGTGTGGGAAATCAGCAAGGGCTCGGACATCACTGCGCTGCCCAACGCCCGCCAGATCCTCAACGACTGCAAGGCCTTCGTTGATGGTATCCAGGCCGGTGAGCACACTGCTGACTACACCAAGGAAAATCCGGCCACGCCTTCCGGGGGTGGTGACCCGGAAGGGGACGACGATATTCCGTTCTAAGGTAGTAAGCAGTAAGCGCCGGCCATCCCGGCCGGCGCATCTTAAGGAGTGGACAAGTGGACAAAATAGTACAGTTCGCTAGGCTTTTCCGGGGGTTCGAGTTGCGGTACGGAAGGTACAGCATTCACTCCCAGGAAGACTCCGGAAAGATGACAGGTAAGGCAGAAACCATAGATGGCAGCATCGCCCAGGACGACTACGCTGCTCACTTGGCAGGTGAGTATGGTATCGGTGTTATACCTCTGACAGAAGACAACAAGGTTCACTTCGCAGCGATAGACGTGGACAAGTACGGTATGGCTGAGACCTGGCACATGGAAATTGCCATCCGGATCCGTAATCTTCCTCTGGTTATGACACGCTCAAAATCCAACGGTATGCACCTTTGGATGTTCTCAGACGAAGGCGTTAATGCCAAGTTAGCAGTTGAGTTCATGCAGAACGTTTGTTCTCAGTTAGGTTACTCAGGATCCGAGATCTTCCCTAAGCAGACGTCTCGCGCAAGCAAAGATGATACAGGCAACTGGATAAACCTACCTTACTTCGGCGAATCCCGCCGCGTTGTTTCCGTTGTAGCAGATGACCATGGTTTATTCCATCCAGGTCCTGACGATTTAGACACCTTCCTGCTCCTGGCAGGAGAAGTGGCCAAGCAAGTGACCGATGTCTGGCTGGCCGACTTCAACCGGGAGCTCAAAACTGAGCGTGCCGATGCTGACAAGACAGAAGACTGGTACGACGGTCCTCCTTGCATTCAGAAATTGTTCGTCGGTGATACAGTGAGGGAGAAGAAGCTCCGTGCCAAGTTTGACAAAGGCGAGCTAACAGCAGAGCAGCTGGAAAAAATGCTGGATGCTGAATGCCGTCCCCAACTGGCAGAAGGTGGCCGCAACATTGCTTTCTTCAATGCAGCTCAGTACTTGTTCCGTAAGTACGGCGACGCAGCAGACGGTAAGGTACGAGAGGCCCTAAACGAGGCGAATGTAAAAGGCAACCTAGGTTTGCCGCTCAATGAGATTGACCTGGTGGTCAAGCAAGGCAAGCGGGACTACGCTTACCAGTGCAACCGGGAGCCTATGAAGTGCCAGTGCAACCGACCTTTGTGCCGCCGCCGGGAATATGGTATTGGCAGCCGCGCCACAGATATTGGCGTGGAGGTCTCAGGCTTCACCAAGATCATGACGGACCCGCCCATCTACGCCTTCAACATCGACGGTGTCCGGATGCGCATGACCTCAGACGAGATCCTCAACCAGCGCAAGTTTGCGTCTGCTGTGCTAGATGCATCATCCAAAGTCTGGCCAACGCTTCAAGAGGCCAAATTCAAGGAGATGCTGGCTGCTTGGATGACTCATATGACTGAAGTAGAGGGCCCGCCAGATTCTGACCGGCGGTCAATGATTAAGCGAGCGCTTCTGACTTTCATTCATGAGAAGATGAACACTTCCGCAAGTGACGAGCCCTTCCATAATGGGCGCGTTATCATGAAGGAGGAAGGCACAGAAGCGTGGTTCGATATCCGGGCTTTTGATAAGTTCCTCAAGCGTGACTCTTTGCACTATGAGCGTCGAATTCTTATTGGAGTTCTTCAGGACCTTGGCTGCTCCTACAAGCAGAATGGCACCACCGTAGCCGGCAAGTCCTGCCGTCCATGGATTGCGTTCCCCAAAGAGCTGGAGAAGGACGAGAAGCGGTATGACAATGAAGAAGCCTAGAGTGGTTCTGGGAGGGCCTGGTTGTGGAAAAACCACGTACCTCCTTGGCGTGGTAGAAGAGGCTCTCGAAAGCGGAGTGCATCCCATTGCCATTGGCTACGTGGCTTTCACGCGCAAGGCAGCCATGGAAGCCCGCGACCGGATGGCTGAGAAGTTCAACATCTTACGGGAGGATATTCCCTTCTTCTGCACCTTGCACTCCTTAGCATTCAAGCAGATGGGTGTTAACCCAGACCAGGTGCTAGATGACAAGCGCTTCGCTCGCTTCGCCAAGATTGAAGGGTTCGACCTGTCAGCTGGGCACAACAGCGAAGACGGCCCGCCCATGCTCACCGATGATGATAAAGCCCTATCAGCGGTTCACTACGCCCGTCTCATGCGGAAGCCACTGCGTGACGTTGCGCAAGACATGGATGCCTGCCCTGACCGAGCCGAGCGCATGGCACAAGAAATAAAGCTGTTTAAACGTGACCAAGGCGTGGTCGACTACACCGACATGATTGAGCAGTTTGTCCAGTTCGGTACCTGCCCACGTTTTGAGCTGCTGATTGTGGACGAAGCACAAGACCTGTCCCGCCTGCAGTGGGAGATGGTTGAGAAGCTGGCAGAAGGTGTTCCCAACGTGTACTTTGCTGGTGACGATGACCAAGCAATCTACGAGTGGGCAGGAGCTGACCTTAACTACTTCCTCAACATCGACGGGGAAAAGATTGTTCTCAAGAAGTCGTACCGCTTGCGCAAAAGCGTCTTTGACCTGTGCCAGCACATAGTGTCTGCCGTGAATCCTCGCTATCCCAAAGAGCAGCAGTACCTTGAGGAAGGCGGCAAAGTGGAATACTTCCAAGACCTGAGAGACCTTCCTTTGCATGAAGGCGAGTGGATGCTCCTTGCTCGTAATGAGTACCTGCTTTGGCCATGGCGTGGCTACTTATGGGATCTGGGCATACCTTTCTTTTCCCGGGTGGATGGTGAGTACAAAGCATCTACCGACCGTGACGAGGTAAAAGCCGTGCTGGCTTGGGAGCATTTACGCAAGGGCGGCATGCTGCAAGGCGGCGCAGTAACTAAGCTCTATGGCTACTTGGGCACCAAGGTTGAGAAGGCTTTTCGTGGGGCAGAGTTCGTGGATGCTGAGAACTACAGCATGGAAGAGCTGCAACGTGCCTTTGGCTTGCGCACAGACGCAAGCTGGCTGGAAGCGCTGACGTTGCCCCCGTCAGTGCGTCACCATATACGGATGGCTAGAGAACGCGGAGAATCCCTCGTTAATCGGCCTAGAATCACAGTATCAACTATCCACGGTGTAAAGGGCGGTGAAGCCGAGAACGTAGTCCTCAAACTGGACGTTGCCAAGTCAAGCGTTCTGTCCTACCATAACAACCCGTCCACTGAGTCGCGTGTCTTTTTCGTGGCAGCGTCTCGAGCAAAAAGAAACCTGTACTTGATGGACCCACAGTCCTCATTTTACTACGATGTTAATGGAGCTATCTCATGAATATTATCAGCAAGCGAATTGGGTTGGATATGGGCCACCGCGTTACCCACCATGGATCCAAATGCCGCAACCCTCATGGCCACCGCTATGAAGTGGAAGCCGTCTGTGAAGGAGACCTGCATCTTGCCGGCGAGCAAGAAGGCATGGTGCTTGACTTCGGTTTCCTCAAGGAAGCCATGATGGAGCTCATCCATGACCCTTGCGACCATGGGTTCTGCATCTGGTGCAATGATGCTCAGATGGTAGAGATGTTCGAGCCACATGTGGACGTGGAGATTCCGCAAGCTCAAGCCCAAGCTTGCACCAACAAGTACGGCATGAAACTCTACGTGGTACCTTTTGTGCCCACTGCTGAGAATCTCGCTCGCCACTGGCATGACAAGCTGGCGCCTGAGGTGGTTAAAAGAAGCCACGGACTGGCTTTATTGAAGACTATCCGCGTCTGGGAGACACCAACCTCAGTTGCGGAGTACACCGCCTAGTCGCGTGGTTGTTATATCACCGACTTGGTATTATTGTTAAATGGCAACCTGTGATGGTTTAACCAGGAGACTAAAACCATGAACAAAGCCCTAGTTGTCCTTTCCGGTGGACAAGATTCCACCACCTGCCTGTACTGGGCCCTCAACAAGTTTGACGAGGTCCACGCTATTTCCTTCAATTACAACCAGAAGCACTCCCGGGAGCTGGAATGCGCTAAGCGCATTGCTCAGCGGGCCGGTGCCAAGTCGCATGAAGTGGTCAAGCTGGGCCCCGTCCTCAAAGGCGCTTCGCCTTTGGTGAGCGGCAATGAACTGGAGCAGTATGACAACTTCAACGTACTGCCCGGCGGCCTGGAAAAAACCTTCGTTCCGATGCGTAACCAACTGTTCCTCACCATCGCCGCAAACCATGCTTATACCATGGGTTGCCAGAACCTGGTCACCGGTGTGTGCCAAGAAGACTTCGGTGGCTATCCCGACTGCCGCCAAGTGTTCATCGACGCCTTGCAGCTAGCCTGCTGCCTGGGCACGTTCACCGGTCAAGACGGCGCGCTGAACGGTCTCACCATTCACACCCCGCTGATGAACCTGACCAAGGCCGAATCCGTAAATCTGGCCATGGAACTGCCCGGCTGCTACGAGATGCTGGCCCACACTCACACCTCCTACGATGGCAACTATCCGCCCACGGGTCATGACCATGCTACTCTGCTGCGAGCCAAGGGCTTCGCACAAGCCGGAGTGCCCGACCCGCTGGTCGTCCGTGCGTGGCTGGAAGGCCTCATGGAACTGCCCGCCACGCCCAACTATCAGGTTCTCGACAGCTGCAGCAATGCTGACGCGCTCAAGCGCAAGAGCCTTGGGCAAGTTCTGCAAGCTGCCTGCATTTATAAGGAGTAGCTATGTACCTTTCTAAACTCAACATCCAAGCAGCTGCTAAGCAGCTGCTGGAACTGGTAAAGCAGCGCACTACTTGTGGCATGGTGGAGATGTTGCCTGTAGGGCCCAACTCCATGCAAGTGTGCTGGCTACTCAAAGCTATGGACCCAAACTTGGTAATAACCCACAGCAGCGACTACCCTGGAGTAGTTCGGATCTACGACCGCCTGGACTTGCCCATGGAGTACAGTCGTGGTTGCTTGGGTCTGGTAAGCACCAAGAGCCACCACCGCTCGAACGTGGGCATGGTGACACCTGAGCTTCTGCCGTGGGAGCGCAAGCCCATGACCAAGCATGACCTGGTGCGAGAGTTCCTCGTCAAGATCGGCGAAGATCCCAACCGTGAAGGTCTCCGGGACACACCTGACCGAGTGGTACGTGCCTGGGAAACCTGGTTCGGTGGCTACAAGCAGGATCCCGAAGAAGTGATGAAGGTTTTTGCTGACGGTGCAGAGAAGTCAGATGAGATGGTGCTCGTTACCGACATCCCCGTCTACTCCCACTGTGAGCATCACGTTGCGCCCTTCTTCGGCGTGGCCCATATCTCCTACATACCCGACGGCAAGGTGCTGGGCCTCAGCAAGCTGGTACGCCTCGTGGATATCTTCGCCCGGCGGTTGCAGATCCAAGAGCGCCTCACCACGTCCATTGCTGATGCGCTCATGGAGCACCTGCAGTGTAAGGGCGTAGGCGTAACCTTGCAGTGTCGCCACCTCTGCATGGAATCCCGTGGCGTTAAGTCACCCGGTACCCGCACGACCACCAGCGCCTTGCGCGGGGTGTTCAAAGATGAACCGGAGACGCGGGCTGAGTTTCTGTCGCTCGCAAAATCCAATGGCAACTCAATACTGTGAGGCAGACCATGACCAAGAAACTTTCCAAATCCGACCACCTCAAGAGTCTGGGCAACCAGAACACCACCTACCACTACGAAGGTGCGGATCCCAGCTTGCTGGAGCGTATCCCCAACCCGATGAACGCCGGAGCAGGTGTGGGCCGCCTCCACATTGTGTGCCCTGAGTTCACCAGCCTGTGCCCGAAGACTGGCCAGCCTGACTACGCCACCATTGTCATCAAGTACTTGCCGAAGAACTGGTGCGTGGAGTCCAAGTCGCTCAAACTGTTTCTGAACAGCTTCCGCCAGGTAGGCGAGTTCCACGAGTCCTGTGTCCGCCGCATCACCAATGCGCTGCTGGTGCTGCTGGATCCGTGGGAGCTGAAGGTCGAAGGGCAGTTCACTCCTCGTGGCGGCATCCCGTTCTGGCCGGAAATCGAGTACGAGCGGCCTCAGTTCCGCTTTGAGCTGGAAAGCGAACCCCCGCTGGGCTTCTCGCCCGAGCAGAAAGAAGGTATGCAGATCACGCTGATGAACGAAGCCGCCGAAGATGGCGAACTGCTGGTCCAGTACAACGGCGAGGTGGTCGGCTACGCTTGGACGGACGTTGAGACGGGCGAGACGATGGTAGTGGACTACCGAGACGTCTCATCCTTCAGCACGCTGGTTGACCACACTCTGCACTAGGGGCAAACTATGCACCTCTACCAATCAGGTACGCCGCGGAACGATGCGTACCAGACAGTAGAGAACCGCTTGTGTACTCACCGGCTGTTCTCAATGCACGGCGACTACGAGCGTGCTGTTCTCCGGTGGTTAGAAGACGTCAAGGATGGCGTCTTTACTTCCGCTGATTTCCTCAAGAAGTATCCTGAGCAACTAGATGGGTTGGTCCGTCGTGACGTTGCGCGCCGTGCAAAGCAGGTCCGCATCAAAGACGAGCGCGACTGGAACACGCTACACATGCTGGAAAAGGTTTGCGACTCGTTGACAGGAAACCCCTATCCTCGCTGCATCCTTCTGGACTCTGGCGCATTTACCGCCTGGAACAAAGGTGACGAGGTCAGCGTGGACGAAGTGTTGGGCAAGTACTCCCGCTTCATTGAAGGCGCTGGCTCCTTGTTTGATGAAATCTGGATGATTAACTTGGACAAGATTCCTGGTGAGCGGGGCCGCGACCCCACGCTGGCCGAACTCAAGGAAGCCGTTGAAGTGTCGGACAGGAACTTCGAGATCCTGGTCAAGGAATTTGGTAACCACGTGCTGCCTGTATTCCACCAAGGTGAAGCAACCTCTCGTCTTTACGAGGTCATGGACCAAGTGAAGCATGGCTCAAACTACATCTGCGTTTCACCTCGGAACGACGTTGCAGAAGGCCTGCGTGTAGACTGGTCAGCCAAGTGCCACAAGCAGATTGGTGAAAGAAGCTCACTCATGCGGACGCATGGTTTGGCCACCACAGGTAACAAGATGATCCGCACCGTTCCGTGGTACTCAGGTGACTCCGCTGCTTGGGTCCAGCATGGTGGCTATGGTATGGTGGACATTTTCATCCCGCCGGGTATGTCCGGCAAGCGGAAAGAAGGTCACTACACCAACTACTTCATCTCAATAGATCAGATGGAGCTCGACACCAACAACTTCAACGAACTGATCCGTGGTAAGGCAGAAGCCGCGCACAAGTTCATAGACAAGTGCTCTGAGGACGTCCAGCGGTACATTGTGAAAGTCATTCAGGGCTACGGCTTCAACTTCGCCGCAGCGCAGTGGGATTCTCGTATCAGGAACCTGGTGTGCATGGGCGAACTGCAGAAGTACGCCGACTGGGCGAAAGCCAGCGTGGCAGAAGTTAGACCCCCGGCCAGCCTTTTCGGCGGCTTTGACAACCTGGAGTGACCTATGGAAAAGTTGACTATCACCTGGCTGGGCACCTGCCCTCATTGCGGTAGCGAAGAAGTCACCGTTAAGACATTGGGCAATGAATCGCTGCTCTACGATGGGGATGACGTAGCTTGCCCGGTGTGTGGCAAGTGGGGCAAAATCATGACAGACGATGGCTGTGCCTACGTGGAATGGGAGTAAACCGATGGATGAGCAAGCAGCAGCCCTTGATGCAGTAGCCAAATGGTACAAGCAGGCGGTAAAACCGCACGGAGCTAAACGCTTCTACTTGGCCGGGTACGCTGGTACGGGGAAAACAACACTCGCCCGCAGATTTGCGGAGCTTGTGGATGGCCACGTTACGTTTGCTGCTTTCACAGGCAAAGCAGCTTCTGTGCTTCGTGCCAAAGGCTGCCCCAATGCCACTACCATCCACTCACTCATCTACAAGCCCAAAGGGTCCTCGCTGGCTAAGCGCATAAAAGAGCTCCAGGATCTGGTGGAAAACGAGCGCAAGAATACGACACCTGACCAAAAGAAGCTGGCAACGTGGGAGCGTGAACTAAAGGAGCTTGACACGCAAGACAGCCCCACGTGGGAAGTCAAGCAGGAATCCGAGATAATGCGGTCAGACCTCATTATTGTGGATGAGTGCTCCATGATAAGCTCCTACATGGGCCGGGACCTCGAGTCCTTCAATAAGCCAATTCTGTGGCTGGGTGACCCAGGGCAACTACCGCCTGTTGGAGGCGTCCCGCATCTCAAAGGACATCCGGATGCCATGCTGGAAGAGGTACACCGGCAGGCGGCTGACTCGCCTGTTCTGTGGCTGGCCACGCAGATCCGGAAAGGCAAGAAAAGCCAGTTCGGAACCTTCGGAGATGGCCAAGTGCGCATCCTAAAGAAAGAAGATTTTGACTGGAACGACTTGCTGCTGGCTGACCAGGTTCTTTGCGGCTTGAATGACACTCGCCGGAAGATAAACAAGCGGATGCGAGCCATAAAGAACCTGGATGCTTTGTACCCTCTCAAAGGGGACAAGTTGATCTGCACCAAGAATAACCACGATGAAGGTTTGCTCAATGGTGTAACCTGCACTGCTGCTGGCAATTCCAAAGTGGTAGGCGCTATGCTTGACTTATTAGTTAATTATGAAGACGAGAACAAAACTGTCTACGTTGACCCGGGTCCTTTTGAGGAAACCTACGGTAAGCGTGAGTCGTTCCCGCCTCGTGACGCAGTGGAAGGCTTTGACTACGGCTATGCCATAACCGGTCACAAATCTCAAGGCTCCCAGTGGGACTCCGTTGCAGTATGTGACGACAAGATGATGGTCAACGACTACGACTTCCGGCGCAAATGGCTCTACACAGTAGTGACCCGCGCTGCCAAGAACCTGGTCATGTTCGTGTAGGCGGTTGTATGAAACGAGTAAAATGCATTTTTCTCCATGCTTCCATAGCAGTAGCCATACTCCTTAGTGGAGCGGCTTTGGGAAGCTTCTGCTACTATATTGGGAGGCTCATATGCCCGTAAGAACCTTGGTGTTTGATACCGAAACCGACGGTGTGATTAAGAAGGGGATGCCTAAGCCTTACCTGGTCCAGCTGGCAGGCATCTTGTTTGAAGGTCGCCGTCCTGTTGGGCACCTGTCCTGCTTCTGCATACCGGAGCACAATGGCATCCGAGCTGAGATTCCCAAGGAGAAGTTCTTCCTTGAGTCAGGTATCACGGACGAAATTGTGGACTCTGTTGGTGTCCCATACCGCGTGGCTCTGGGCATGTTCAATAACCTTCTGCGGCACACCGACCGCCTGGTGGCTCATAACATCGGTTTTGACAACCCCATTACTCGGGAAGCTTACATTCGGTCCGGCTCGCCCACTGATGTCTTTGACAAGGTGCCCAAGTTCTGCACCATGATGTCTTTGGTAGATGAACTCAAGATCCCTGGTCGGTTCGGCAAGCAGTACAAGTGGCCTTCGCTGGACGAGTCCTACAGAGCTTTGGTCAATCCCGAAGGTTTCACCGGCGCGCATGATGCTATGGTGGACGTTATGGCATGTGCTGAAGTCCTCTGGGCAGCCGAGGACCGTGGTGTCAACCTGTGGCAGATGAAGGAGCAGTAACATGCCCGAATTTAAACGAGAACCACGATACATTGTGCTCAAGATAAGCGACGTCAAGAACGCGCTGACTCCTGAGCAGCAAGGGCAACTGAGCAGTTTAATCTACGCAGTATCATGGTACCGGCAAGCTGCAGGTAAGAAACCGCTGGAATCCGTGGTCGTGGAAAATGACTGGCCCATCTACAATGCTGTCTGGAAGATGGTGGAGGACATAGCATGATCTTCGACGCACTGACGCGCATCAAACCAGCCATTGAAACAGGTCCGGTGTTCAAGGATGAATGCCTGGTGGTGGCTGATGGGGGTTTCCTCAGCACCCGCAGCACCACGCTGGAAGCTTCTCAGCCATGCAAGGTTGAGGACTTCGCTGTCAACGGGCCCGACTTCTCCAAGATACTGGCCGCCGGATCTCAAGTGAAGGTTACACCCAAGCAGGTATCTGTAAAGAATGGATCTATCAGCGAGCGTCTGGCTCGTGCAACCGAGTTCAAGCCGTTTACTCCTCCCGCATCAAAAGGCGTTGCTGTAACGCCCGAAGTGGGCTGGACGCTCAAGGAGATGCTTGAGTTCACCGGAAGCGAGATAGCACGTCCTTGGACTATGTCCGTCCTCTACCACGAAGGTTACTTCTATGCCACGAATGACGCTGTACTTGTGCGGTCTAAAGAAAGCTGTTCTCTCCCTTGGGGAAGCGTTTCGCTCCCTCACGGCTTCGCTCAATATCTCGCTCGGTTCGCCGATGAAATCGGATCTGTGGGAATTGATGAAAGGGGCTTCTTTGCTTGGACAAAGAACGGCGGGTGGGTACGTGCTCCCGGCCTGGAAAACCAGATGCCTCTTAAGGTCGTCCAAGCGTTCCAGCAGCTTTACAAAGAACCTTCCTGGGCAATCACTTCTGCAGAAGTGCGGGACACGCTGCTACAGACGGCCCAGAGAGTCGAAGATGCTATCCACCTCACGAACTCCTCAATAGGGGCGGTTATGAGTACGCGAGAAGTGTCAGCGTCCATTAAACTGAACGTTGAAGATGCTTGCTTTACGGCCAAGCATTTTATCTCGGCCGTCAGTATAGCAACCCATATCGACTTTGATGCCTACCCGAAACCCGTGCCTTTCAAGAGCACCAAGATAGTAGGCATCATGGCCAGCAGAGCCAAGTAGGAGGTCCCATGTTTGGAAAGAACGTTCGTCGTGGTACGGAGCTTTACACAGGCAAGCTCCAAGTACGGGAAGTTTTCTTCACCCTCCAAGGTGAGGGCCCTTTCTCAGGAATGCCCGCGGCTTTCATTCGCTTGACCGGCTGCAATCTGGGTTGCTGGTTCTGTGATACCGTCTGGGACGACAAAGGGGACTCCTACGTTGCTCCTTACGATATAGCTTTTAAGGCCCGGATGGAATCTGTAGACGGCTGCAAACTGGCGGTAATAACAGGGGGCGAGCCGCTGCGGCAAGATCTCACCGAACTGGTGCGCTGGCTCAAGCATTTTGGGTTCTCACAAATTCAGATAGAGACGGCAGGTACTTACTGGCAGGACATCTGCAAAGAAGAAGGCGTAACCACTGTAATCTCGCCCAAGAGTAAAGTAGTGCATAATAACTTCTACCAGGACGGCTTGGACACCCACTGGAAGTACGTTATCAAGGCAGGTGACTACGACGTCCGGGATGGTTTACCCACCCAACCCATGCAGTACTATGAAGGCCGAGATGCTGCAAAGCTCCGCGGCGGCCGACCGGCCAGACCTCCCAGAGGTCGCCCTGTGTACCTCCAGCCCTGCGACGAGCAGGACGAGGAGAAGAACAAACTCAACCGGGAGCAAGTCAAGGATCTTGCCATGAGGCACAACTACCGCGCTTGCATCCAATTGCACAAGTACCTGGGGGTTGAGTAATGCCTTTCCTTACGGCCAACTCAGACGGCCTGCTGGGTATCACCGCTCCGTCTGCTCCTATCATTGATACCAGCAGCCGTGGTAAGACGGAAGCCTTCAACTCGAACGCGCCCAAGAAACCTGGATACCAGATTCCTGACCACTTTGAGCCGTTTGCATCGCTTCCACGTATCGCTTTGGACATCGAAGGCGTGGATCCGGACATCAAAACAAAAGGTCCAGGAGCACACCGCAAAGATGGTAAAGTAGTTGGCGTGGGCATCGCGTATTCTTCAACGAGAGCGATATACTACCCGCTTGCTCATGCGGATACCAGCCGGTGTATACCATCACCTGGGCGCTTCTACGACTGGTTGCGGGAAGAAGCACAGCGCTTCCACGGTGAGATAACAGGTGCCAACCTGATCTATGACCTCGACTGGTTGCGGACGCGGCATAACGTGACCTTCCCCCACGCCAAGATCCGAGACGTCCAGATAGCGGAGCCTCTCATTGACGAGAACCGCATGACCTACAAGCTGGGCGCTCTGTCGCTCGACTATTTGGGAGAAGGCAAATACACAGACGGCTTGTCCTCACTTTACGGCAAGGACTACATCTCCCACATGGATCTCGTAGATCCCGGCTGGGCAGCTGAGTACTGCGAGAAGGACTGCACGCTGGCCTGGCAGATCCTGGACAAGCAGATGCCCATCATCCACCAGCAGGGCCTCATGCAGGTTTTTGACGTGGAAAGCCGCCTCATGCCGCTGCTGCTTGAGATGCGCCACTACGGTGTCCGAGTCAACCTGGAAGCAGCTGAGATAGCTTACCAGCGAACCTTGGACGAGTTCAGAGACAGCAAGGCGAAAATCAAGGAGCTGTGTGGTATAGCTGTTGAAGTGTGGACAGCGGGTTCAATCGCCCAAGCGTTTAAACGTCTTGACTTGCCTTATCCCACAACGGCCAAAGGCTCGCCTTCCTTCAAGAAGGAATGGCTGGCAGCTCACCCACACCCACTGGCTAAAGAGATAGTGCGTGCTCGGGAGTATGACAAGATAGGCGGAACCTTCCTCAAGTCCTACATTCTGGATTCCCACGTAGACGGGCGGCTGTTCTGCCAGTTCAACCAACTCAAGTCAGACGACAGCGGCGCAGTGTCGGGGCGGTTCTCCTCGTCTAACCCTAACCTGCAGAACATCCCTGCACGCCACCCCGTGCTGGGCCCTCTTTGCCGGTCGATATTCATCCCGGAAGAAGGCATGGATTGGGGCTGTGCTGACTGGTCACAGATAGAATACCGCTTCCTCATCCACTACGCTCACATAACCCGAGGCATAGATGCCAACGACGTAGTGCAGATGTACTTGCGGGACCCGAGTACCGACGCTCACGACGCAGCCGCCAAGATGACCGGCCTGGAGCGGAAGCACGCCAAAAGCATCAACTTTGGCGTGGTGTACGGAATGGGCGTAGCTACACTCGCGGGACACTTGGGCGTATCTCTGCAAGAAGCAGAAGTCATCCTACACCGCTTCCACGACAAGGCGCCTTTCCTCAAAGGTATGCTGGACGCCGCCTCATCTCGTGCGAGCATGACAGGCATCATCCGCACCATACTCGGACGTCGTCGGCGCTTTGAGCAATGGGAATGTGATGGCAAGATCTTCCACAACGAGCAAGCAGCTATTGAGTACTACCACCGCAATCCTCGTTGCCGGCGTCCTCGTCGTGCTTTCACTCACAAGGCGCTGAACTCGCTGCTCCAAGGGTCTGCTGCTGACCTGATGAAACTGGCCATGGTGAACATGTGGGAGGACGGGCTCTTTAACGTCCTGGTTCCGCACCTCACCGTCCATGACGAAATGAACGTATCTATACCGCGCAATCCCGAAGGACGCGAAGCGTTCAAAGAGATGGTGCACGCCATGGAAACTACCATGAAACTTGAAGTACCTGTGCTTGCATCTAGCAACACCGGAGCCAACTGGGACGAAGCAAAATGACCTATCACACCAAATACCGCCCGACTGATTGGGACCAAGTAATCGGACAGAAGGCCACCGTCGCAGCCCTTAGCGAAATCGTCAGAGAGAAACGCTGCCAAGCGGTGATACTGACGGGCCCATCCGGCACAGGGAAAACGACGCTGGCCCGAATCGCTGCGTCTAAGCTGGATTGTGAGCTGATAGAGATTGATGCTGCCAGCCATACCGGCGTGGACGCCATGCGTGAGATCATCTCCGCCACAGCCACTCGCTCCGTTCTTGGGGGTGGCCGTGCCATCGTCATTGACGAGGCTCACCGGTTGTCCAAGCAGGCTTGGGATGCATCGCTCAAGAGTGTAGAAGAACCCATGGGCGATACCTTCTGGTTCTTCTGTACCACAGAGCCTGACAAGGTACCCGCCACCATCCGCACCCGCTGTGCTATCCTTCAGCTCAAGGAAGTGAGCGTCCAGCTGCTCAAAGGCTTGGTAGCCAACGTCGCTTGGGAAGAAGGCCTCTCCTGCCCTAAGGAGTACCACGACCTGTGTGCCAACATGGCGAAAGGATCTTGCCGGCAAGCACTGGTTAACCTGGCCACCATCCAAGGGGCTGAATCGCTCGAGGTTGCTCGGGAACTTCTGAATCTGGCTCCCGCTGCTCCAGAAGCCATTGACCTGGCTCGCCTGCTCAGCAAAAGCACTTTCAGCTTTGACGAGGCTTGTAAAATGCTGCAAGGCCTCAAAGGTGAGAATCCGGAGTCCGTTCGCATTGTGGTGTTCCAGTACCTCCAAGCCGTGGCTTTGAGCAGCAGACAAGTGTGGGCTTTCACAGTTTTGGGTGAGTTCGAGAAACCCGCTGTGGAGCAGAACTACTTGGGCGATATACTGCTCCGTGTGGCTCGTCTCGACTACAGGAGAAACCGGAAATGAAACCAGAGGTAGCTTTCTATATGGCCATGGCGGCAGAAGCCGCTAAAGAAAGCCTTGACACGACAAAAGTGGGAGCTGTGCTGGCTGCACCAGGTTACGACATAGCCGCTTGCAACAACTTGCCCAACCAGGTAATTGACCTGCCGGAAAGACATGAAAGGCCTATCAAGTATCTTTTCACCGCCCACGCAGAAGTGAACGCCATTGCTCAGGCAGCTTTTCTCGGCTACAGCACGAAAGATGCTGACTTGTACGTTACTCACCACCCTTGCGCCGGCTGTGCCAAGCTGATTATCCAGGCGGGCATTCAGCGAGTGTTTGTGGGTGACGGTCAGTGCGTAGGCATGGGTGTGGACGAGTTCGCCATTGCTGCCACCATGTTTGATGAAGCAGGAGTAGAGGTGATCTATGCAAATCAGAATAGTTAAACAGTACAACCACCTGAGTCCCAAGAACGGGATAGTAGAGGTGGACTTCGTGGAAGTTCCTTCCGTTGAAGAAGCAGCACAGTTCGTGACTCGAATCAATGCTAACAAGAAGCTGGATTTTGAGATAGTCGACTACGACACCTTCACCATGAGCGCGGGCAACCGTGAGATCCTCGAAAACCCAACGGGTGGCTACACCGGTAAGTTGCAATAACTGAGTGATATGTCATACTCAAATAAAGCAACGAGGAGAACGGAATATGAACCGCGAAGATTGGCTTATGGCCTTCACTGAAAAATCCCGCCGCCACTTCAAGGCCCTGGCGGAAGTCGAGATCCCCGCCAAGGTGCGGATGTCTGTTGGTTTTACCTCTCGTGGGCAACGCTCCAAAGCCATCGGTGAGTGCTGGAACTGCACTTGCTCAGAAGATGGCACGTTTGAGATCTTCGTGGTTCCCGGCTTGGAAACGGTTGAAGATATCGCTGCCACCCTCACCCATGAACTGATCCACGCTGCTGTGGGACTCGACCAGAAGCACGGCGGTAACTTCCGGCGAGTGGCTATCGCCCTCGGCCTGGAAGGCAAGATGACGGCTACCACTGCCGGTGATAAGTGGCGTGAGTGGGCCCAACCCATCCTGGATGAGCTGGGTCCCATGCCCGGCGCCAAGTTGAGCGGACAGTCAAGCGCCAAGCCCAAGCAGGGGACCCGCATGCTCAAGTGCGAATGCCCCGAGTGTGGTTTCATCTTCCGTGCCGCTGGTAAGTGGGTCTGCGAAGGCCAGGAGCTGCGCTGCCCTAACCCTGAATGCGAAGGCAAGGTGGTTGTCCATGAATAAGGAACAGTTTGAGAGGGAGATGGACGAGATAATCCCAGATCCCGCCATGGCGTACTGGGTCAAGAAGCTGGCGCCCAAGATGTGGTCGCTTCTTATCTCCGAGTACGACTATGACAGCAAGCACCCCCAAGCTTTCCTGCCCGCTGCGTCAATAAGCGCGCTGCTGTTCATAGCCACTACTGCAGGGCCCTCCGTTGGTGCGGGGGACATCCGGCGCATGGTCTGTGAGCAGATGGAAGCTGCTCTTCGCCTTCGTGACGAGACGGAGAGCGTTATCAGCATCGCGCATGGCTTCGGTCGCAAGGATCTGGTTGATGCCATAAATGGGGACCTGGCTAGGGGGTTGCAGAACGTTGCTACCGTTCTTGAGGAAGTACTCGAGAAGGTGTCCAAATGAGAACCGCTTTTGAAGTAGAAGTCATGCGCACTGCAGCAGCCCAAGGTCTACCAAGGGACTTCGTTCTCTCGAGATACTCTTCGGGTGAATATATGCTCACCTGGGTAGAAGACATGTGGTCTATCTGGAATGCTGCTTTGAAGTGGGGTAAATAATGCCCAAGATAGAATGGCCAGATTTCAAGTTTGGCCCCATAAACCTGTGGAGCGCTCCGCCGTCGCCACAAATGCTTAAACTCTACCAGGAGCAAGGCCATGCTGTACGGTTGCCTCATGAAGTTTGCGAACAAAGACGACACCAACGTAGAGTGGATCTGGAGCGGGATTGATGAACCACCCATGTCCATCTACTCGAAGGAAGGTAAAGATATCCTTTGCTGGACAGGAGTAACCACTAAGTTGCCTCACTACATTCCACCGGTGGGATCCCGAGTCTTCTCAGACGATGGTGTCAAGGTAGTAGATTCGGAGCTGCAGGCTCACATGAGCGCGACTAGCAGCGCCTGTAACTGGAGGCACTTCTAATGGCTGAGAACAGCGCAACCGCAACAATGCGGAAGAACCTCAAGCTTCTGATGCCGGGCATTGATATGCAGCGGATTGAAGACAAGCTCACCTCAGGTATACCGGACCTCAATGCCTGCTGGTCAGGCGTCGAGTTCTGGATGGAAGGTAAGTTCATCAAGGATCTTCCTGTCCGAGCGTCTTCAATAGTGCGCTTTGGACCCAAGGACGACGAGCGCCTGGTATACCAAGCTCGCTGGCTTGAGAAGCGCCAGCTGGCAGGTGGGCAAACCTTCCTCTGGTGCCGCGTCCGTGATGGCCGTTGGTTCCTGTGGGTAGGTCCCAACTTTGACTTCCTCTACAATGGGATGAGCAAGGAGTCCTTACTGAAGTGTCTGTCCTTTGCATCTGCCAAAGATCTGGTAGCGCACGTTAAAGGACTTCTCCTTGAGTGTCGTTGCAGCAGCTTATAACTGTGTTATATTTAAATAGCACGATAAGTGATTTATTAAACAGTCAACAGGACATAGGAGGCAGTATGTGATTCTACTACTTTTCTGGCTGCTCATCCTCATAACGGGAGTGGACAGCACGTACCGTAACGAAGCCCTCAGACCCAGCTTCGTTACAATCTGGACTGGTTCGCCCGCCGTCACGGCACAGGGTTATGGGCCCTGGGTAAACCTTAATTCCTAATAGATGATCTAGAAAGCAACCTCAACCCTCCGCCCTGGCGAGGAAAAAGGCCAGGACACAAAGACAACCGCCCTGTAGATCAGTGGTGAGATCAGCCAGACCGACTTGCTATCTCGAGCAATGGCAGACTGGTAGGGAAGGTCCTCGGTTCGACTCCGAGCAGGGCGGCTCTCTTTGTGGTAGCGTTTAAACACAGGAGAACGCAAATGAACCAGCAACGCCGGAAGGTGATAGAAGAAGCCCGGAACCTTATTGGGCAGGCTCAGGAACTTCTCAGTACTGCCATGGACGACGAGCAGGAAGCCTACGACAATTTGCCGGAAGGCTTGCAAGCGGCAGAGCGTGGCTGCTCCATGGAGCAGAACGTCTCCTACCTGGATGAAGCCATCTGCTCGCTGGAAGACTCCCTGCAAAACCTGGAGAACATCGAATGAGAACCTTCATTCAGCAGCAGCAGCCCACTCAGGATACCTGTGTGAGCACCAGTCTGGCCATGCTCCTGGGCCGTCCGGTTCAGGAGGTGATAGACGAGTTCCACAACCTTTACTTCGCCCACAAGGTGGAAGTGCACGATTACCTGGAAGTCTCGGGCTTTGAAGAAGGCAAGGACTTCTTCTGCTTGGGCGTCAAGGACCAGTATGCAGAATGGGGCAATGTCTACCTGGGCGCTGTTCCGTCTCTGAACCTGGAGCGGTACCTGCACTACGTTCTGTTTGACTACCGCCGGGTGGGAAACCCAATTCTCTATGACCCGCAGAATGGCAACGAAGGCAAACGCTTCTACACTGCGGACGATCTCGAGTGCTTTGTATTCGAGTACCGCATACCTGGAAACTCCAAAATCTTAGGAGACGCAGAATGAAACTGCTGAAAAGAACCCGTGAGCACATGGCCGCCCAGGCGGTACGGAACCTCAAGCTGGGAGACACCATTGTAGCCATCAAGAAGCAGCTGGCTGAGTGCGTTGTAAGCACTTACAAAGTAGCCAACTACGACGAACTCATGGGCATCCACAAAACCATGAGTGCTCTTAACAAGAAGCTCCCTGGTAGTATGATGGTTTCGTTCCCCCAGCCGAACCGCTACGTCCAGCTGAAGATCCAAGGTAACTACCATTACGTCCACCTCACTACCGGCGATATTGGGTGGGACGATGTCCGCCGTGTTCCTTCGTCGGACGATGATGTCCGCTTGTTCTGCGACCACTATCTTCCGGTGGATGTGGGCTCTCCTTTGTTCAGCATCTGGGAAGCAAGTATCAACAAGATTCAGGAGCTCAAGGCTCAGCAGCGGGACGTCTACGATACGGTAATGGCCAGCACCTCTTCCTTCACCACGGTTGAGCGCCTGCTCAAAGAATGGCCGGAAGCTGCCGAGCTGCTGCCCAAGGAAGAAGTCAAGAAGCAGCTGCCCGCCCTCAACGTGGCAGACCTGAACCGCCTGCTCAAGCTGCCGACACCCAAGTAAGTTCGTCGTGCTCGCTTGTGGCGTGTATAATTAAGTTATCACCAATAACGGAGATAAATCGTGCTTAAGATTCTGCTGACCTGCACTGCTATCGCCTCTTTCGGTATGGCAATGCACCTTTCCACTTGCGAGCACTACATGGGGCAAGGCACCAACGTAGCGGAGAAGATAGCCAACGCTCACGAGGTCGCCGAGCTGCGTAAGAAGCTCCAAGATCCTGACCTCAGCGACGAGCAGGTTTCCGCCCTCTTCAACCAGATCCAGGAGCTGATGAATGACTAACATCCTCTATCGTATCGCCAGGGGTTTCGTGCCGCAGCGGGCTAATGCAGGCCTCTGCTTCCACGTCAATAGAAGTGGCATTAAGAAACTGTCGCTTAGACGCTGGTTTCGTGAGTGGGAGTTCTATTCCGGTAGTACTCACTATCCCGTGCCGGACCCGGAGGGCGGCGGACCTAACATTATCTACCAGGTCTTGAACAACCTCTACGAAGGCAAGTACGGTATGCTTCGCCGAGACCTGGCCTACTTCCTCTACAAGAAGCTGCGCCAGGAAGAGCTCAAGGAGCAATATTCCTTCGTACTGGAAGGCTTCTCCGGCGTAAAGCGGGACCAGCTGGAGCTGCTGCTGGACATTGCTCTGGGCATCAGGACGCCTCGGAACGCCCTCTGCTACGCGCTGGAACTGTGCGGTAAGTACGTGGATCTGTTTGATGTCGCTAGAAGCTGGGAATTCTTCACGGGGAATTGGGCCTACCCGATACCCGATCCGGAAGGCGGAAGTCCGGGTGAACGCTGGAACGCCGCGTGGCAGAGCAAGACTTTCTACGAAGGCAAGTATGGCATGCTGCGCCGGGACCTGGCTTTCCACTTGCTCAAGCATCGGGAGGAATGGTAATGTCTCGCAACATAATAGGGGCCATCACCTTCCTTAAGGACGTGGCTGCTGGGGTGACGCCTGCTCACCCAGGTTTTGGATTGTGTTACTACCTCAGTGGATTCGGTGTAAGGACCGGTCCGTACTTGTGGGAGACCTGGGAGCACTTCTCAGGTGACAACCAGTTTCCCATTCCGTCTCCGGACGGCGGACATCCAGGAGCTTGGTACATGGCCACGCCTAACCTCTACGTGGGAGAGTATGGTGAGAAGCGCCGAGAGCTGGCAGGACACATGGCACGGCGAATGGAAGAATGGAGGATGAGCGATGGATGAGCGAATCCGAGCTGTGCGGGACGCTGTGCAAGAGATAGCACAAGGCCGTTCTGGCGTAGGGATAATTGAAGCAGCTGACAGCGCTGCCCCGTTTGGCTCGTCGCTGCTGCGGCAGCTGACTGGATACGCGCTGCACTCTCAAGTGTTGTCCAAGAGAGCACTGGCTAAGATGCTGGTGAAGGAATTGGACGAGTGGACAGGAGCAGAATGATGGGTATTCGGCAAGTAGAATTCGGCAAGCAGGAATCAGGCGAAGGTGTTAAGGAACTGATTGAGCAGCTTGCTCAGCAAGAAGCGGATGGCTTGATTGCTAACATGGTGGTCGTGGTTCTGGGCACGGATAGGACCTGCTCGTCTTGTGCGGCCAACTTCAACCAGCCTATCCTGGCAGTAGGTGCCTTGGAGTTCGCCAAGGTTGACTTCATGGCGCAGATTGCTGCTGCCGCGGAATACGAGGAGTAGATCATGCAACTGATTACCAGCCAGATACTCACCGCTCTTTACATGCTGGGACGTGCTCAAGGCGTCCAAGCACAGATGCAGGAGCAGGCTGAGAAGTACGGCGGCACTCTTGACTATAAGCGGGAGTGCGTCTACTACATACCGCTGCACAGCATGGAGCTGGCTCTGGGCGACATACTTCTTATTGACCACGAGCTGTACCGCGTAGTCAAAGAAGGGCCCGCCGTGATGGCAGCCAACAGCAAGCGGATCCATGTAGACCTTGAAAAGCAGGATGCACTAATCGTGCTGCCCATGCGGGAGATGTGGTGGGGTGAGAAGGTCATTGCGTTGCCGCTGGACGACTCTCAGTGCTGGATGGACGGCAACACAGGTAAGGTAGGCGTATATGTTGGCACGGAGATGAAGTCCCGCTACCCTTACGTGGTGGATTTTGGCGAGCAAGTGGATGTCTTCCGCTACGTTGCGCCTATGCGGGTGGTAAAGTGAAGCGCCTGGTGCTAGAAGCCCTGCTCCGCATCAAGCGGGAAGGCCCGCTGCTTAGAGCAGATGGCATCTGCCACAATGTACTGTACTTGATGCCACCACACATCCGTAGACAGGGCCTTAATGCCTTCCAGCGGGTGCTGGTTGACTTGTACCGCAGCTGGGAGCACTTCACGGGTGATGACTACTTCCCCGTGGAGGGCGACGAGCTGGAACCTTGGAGCTGCTGCGACCGGCTGCATCTGCTCCACTACATGATTGACACCTTGACCGAGGAGCTGGACTATGCTGAGCATTAAGCACGAAATCCTGGAAGCTCTCATCCGGATAAAGAAGCACGGGAACCAAGACGGTAAAGATAATACTGTCTACTATGGTATCTGCGACCACGCCAAAGCCAGCTTACCTGAAGGTTCTGAAACTGCTAAGCTCTGCTACTCATACCTGGGAGTTTTGTTTTCCGACTGGCCCCACCACTCGGGCGATGAGTGGTATCCTGTGGAAGGTGAAGATGAGTTTGAAACTGCCATGGACAGCAGGACGTTGTGGTCGAACCCCATGCGGCTGGATCTGCTGCACTTCGCCATCGACAAGCTGACAGAGGAGTTGGACTATGCGGACGCATAAGGTAAAATTCGCGGGCGTCACCCTTAAGGTAGACCTTCCCGACGACGTGGAGCTGCTTTGGCTCGAAGGTAGATTCCACTCGCACAAGCCTGAGTTCCTTGTTACCCTGACCACGTTCTCACGAGTTCCTTTGGGGCATGAATTTAACATCCGTTTAAACGGTAAGAAGTTCAACTCTCAGCGGTTCTGCCAGTGTCCAGAACAGCTTGAGGGGATGGGTAAGGTGTGGGTAAACTCATTCGCGGGGGTACGAGTATGATTACCATCACTATGCAACCGCTGGACCTTAAGATACCTGTAGTGGTTGAGAGCGAGCTGCCCATGTTTCTGGAGGCCTGCAGAAGCACCTGCAGCAACTTAGCCAAGCTGGAAGCAGCAGGTGCCACCATTTCTAAGCATCTGGCAGACGGCGGTGCGATGACTGGCTGCGATATGGTAGAGGAATTTGACCACCCAATAGTGTTGTTTCTTCTGGACGAGTACGACGAGGAAATGGTTTACCACGAAGCCTTACATGCCGTAATAGACGGCTGGGCGGCGGCAGGTAAGCGAATTAAATTAGGCGGCAAGTACGACGACAGCGAAATACTGACCTATGGCCAAGCACATCTGGTGCGAGAAATAAAGCGTCTGGTTTACGATCTGTAAAAATGTCGCTCGGGGATTTTGAAAATCACGGAAATGTCGCTCGGGGATTTTGAAAATTAGACGTATTCTCAAATGAGAATCATTCTCAAATGAGAATAAGAATCATCTGCAAATGCAAGCGGTTATCAAATGAGCAGCGCTTGTCTTCACTATCAATATAACGCATCAAAGCAGGTGGTTTATAAATGATTAGGATTTTGACCTAGATCAACAAAATAAGGTTGCAAGGCGGCTAGCAGCGTCAATAATAAATGTGTAGAACGAACCGCGCCAGTAGGAGGTGCACCGTGAACAACTATGCTACTCGTCTTCGTGACATTGTTAAAGCCCTGCCCGGCTTGTATGCTCGCCAGGTTGAGTTCAACCGCAAGTTTGACGTTGACGACCTGCCCAAGGAATTCTACGACCTTACTCAGGAGATAAACGGCCTGGAGGAGGAGCAATGGGAGTTGCTGGACGTCCTCGAAAGGCGAGGTTAAAATTTTTCGCAATCTAAGTTGTAATAAGGCAGTTATCATTCATAATTAAATTGTACCAACAAACAACGTCAATAGGAGACGTATCATGACCACTTACAACAACACCAAGTCCGCCAAGCGTGCCGCTGAACGTGATACCGACCGCTTGTCCGCCGCTACTGCTTTCGACCACTTCGAAATTGAAGCTGTAAAGGTGGACGGCGATGACCGCTTCCAAGTAGTCGTCTACCTGGACATGGTGGAAGGTGAGCTGAGCGAAGCCGACCAAGTACACGTTGCCAACCACGCCGTCGTCTTTATGCGTAAGGCTAAGAAGGCCGCCAAGCCGGCTACCGCTGAAAAGACCGCTGGTCGCCGCAAAGGCTCCATCTCTTGCCCCGCTGATGAACGCGCTTACCCCGCTCGTGCCAACAGCAAGCAAGCACAGATCATCGACTTCCTGTTTGCAGGTGCAACCATTGACGACCTCCGCCGGGTCTGCATCAAGAAGGACGGCCAGCCCTGGGACGATGCATCCATCCGCTCCGCCTGCTACTGGGATATGCGCCAGAAGGGCTACGGTGTGCGCACTGAGTGGAAGTGCGGCTACGAACTGTGGGTTGCCTGCTCGTTCGATACCGCCCAAGACTTCCTGGATGCTATCCAAGGCTGCCCCCTGATTGAGGAAGTAGGTAGCCAGCACCCGGACGACTTCACCATCGAGCAGCACCTGGTCCTGCGAGACTACGCCATAGCTAATGGCTACAGCGACGAGTACACCTATCCGGTGTATTACCTGGTCCTGCCGGAAGGCCTGGACGCTCCTGTGCCGCACAAGACCAAGGGGGAGTAGCCATGGAACTGCAAGTGATTCTGGTTGTCTACAACCTCACCTTCGGTGGCAGCTTCTTCCAGGTGATGATCTGCGAGCAGCACCGTGACCAGATGGTGCTGCGGATGCAGACAGATGCAACTCAATCCCAAGCCGTGATGGCAGAGTGCATCTACGCCGACGTTCTCAAGATCAAGCGGGAGGAGATGTGATGAAACCTTTTGACCTCGAGGCGGCCCTGGCTGGGGCCGCTGTCACTACCCGGGATGGCCGGAAGGTGACCTGCCTGCAGCAAAAAGGCTCGCTGCTCGTCGGCTATATCGGCGAGAATAATCACCGCAGTGGGTGGCACCTGGATGGAAGCTTCGGCGGTGTCGACTCAGTGTCCATAGGGTACAACCTTTTTATGGCGGACACGCTGAACGATGCTGTGGAAAGCTTGGTCAAGCAGATCCTGGCTACGGCCGCTGCCGACTGCCGAGGTGCTGACAGCCTGGCGTCCGAGATCGTGGACGTGGTGCGTGACAAGGTGCGCCAGAATGCGTGGGGTGCGGTATGAAGCCCTTCGACCTTGCGGCAGCCTTGGCTGGGGAACACGTTGTCACACGAGACGGCCGCCGTGTCTTCAACCTAGCTGCTAAAGAAGATGGCATGATAGTGGGATACGTGGAAGGGAGCATTTTGGGGCGTCAGTGGAGCCCGGCAGGTGGGAGCACTGGCGGCTCAGAATTGCAGCTCTTCATGGTAGGTAGCAGTGAAGATGCGCTGTACGAAGCGACGCTGGCTTTGGGTAAAGCGATAACGGATGCTGCCAAAGCTCACCCGATGCAAGGCAAGATTGGCTTTGCCCGGATTCTGAGCATCATTCACCAGGCACAGGTTGAGCAGCTGGAGTCGCTGCTCGAGCACGCCAAGCACGCGGGGATAGGACGATGAAACCTTTTGACCTTGCGGCAGCCTTGAAAGGAGCCCCTGTTGTGACGCGAGACGGGAGAGGCATCAAAATCCTGTCTACTGAAGTTGGTAAAAGTGCCATACTACGTGGAACTGTAGCCGGCAAAGAGGGCACCTTCGGCTGGTATGTCGATGGTAAGTGGAGCGCGTCCGGGGAGCACGAACTAGACCTCTTCATGGAAGGCGAAGCCGACACGAAGCGGAGCAAGTATCACCGGCAAGTAGCACCTGGTGTGTGGATAGACGTCTACGACCTGCTTGATGCTTGGGACATCCGGAATCCAGGTGTTCAGCACGCGCTCAAGAAGCTGCTGCAGCCGGGCAACCGTGGTGACAACAACAAGGACCTCATCCAAGACCTCAAGGAGGCCATCTGGTCCATCGAGCGCGGCATCCAGATAGAGGAGAAGAAGCAATGAAGTGCCCATACTGCGAGAAGGAAGTTGAGCTGCCTGCCTATACTTGGAGGAACGTAGAGACCTATGGCAACGCCGCACGGGTGGCTACACCTTGCTGTGGCAAGCCTATTCTGCTCACCCGTTCGGTTTGTGTTCACGCCCTGGCCATCCCGCACAACACTCAGACGATAGACGATTGGGGTTCGCCTTTTGAGCCGGCTGATGTCAGCGAAGTCAGGAACCCCTACCCCTTCCGAGTGTCGTAGATACTGGGGTATCTGTATACTGGGGTGGGGTATAGCCAAACCGCGTAGAACGCCCGCTAAGGACGGGCAGGGGTAAGGCATACAAGCGTGGGGACGGCGTTCTAGAACGTCAGCGTGCTGCGAACTGTGCGGTGCGCAAATGAGAATCATTATCAACTGGAGAGCGAGATGGACAAGTACATGGTTAAGCTGGCCGTGCTGAAGGGTTTGGTTCACATTAAGCAGCACGGGCCATTCGACAAGGAGTGGGCGCTGTGCTCCAATACTGCTCAGGTAGCAGGTGGCGGCTTGTTCTGTTCCTCGGCTACGTCAAGGGAGGTTGGCGCTGTGCTCCAGGAGCTGGGTGCTGCATGGTACAAGCAGCGCACAGGGCAGCACCTGCTTTGGTACAATCGAGGCTACTTCATCAACGGGCACACAACCTGGAAGGTAGAGCTGTGCTTTAGGCGCTTCTGGAGCAACCCGCTGCGTCTCGACTTCCTTCACTTCGCCATCGACGCCTTGACCGAGGAGCTGGATTTTCCCGTTTAAACGCAAATAAAGTTGCAGGGCTGGCGGCAGGTATTATAATTAAATTGTACCAATTAATTGCACCAGTAGGAGGTGTGCTATGAGCCGCTACAACGAGATAGTAAGCCAGTACGTCAGCATGCTGACAGATGAGATAATGCTTCGTGCTCACGAGATAATGAAGGAAGCACCCGAATCTGATCTTGAAGATGTTACAGATGGTCTGAGAGCCCAAGTGGCAGAGGAGCTGTTCTTCTCCGTCCAAGCACGTTTTGGTGAGGACGTGAACCATGGATAAGCTCGTAAAAGGTGGCATGTACTGCTGCATGATACTGGACTTTGATGGACAACCGCAGTACGGGGACCTAGTCCGCTACTGTGGTAAGGATGCCAGTGGCCGTGAACTGTTCGCTGATGCCGATACCTGGGAGGAAGTTTCTCCCGACTACGATGAACTCGTGGAGCAGCTTGGCTTGCCCATTGATCCGACCACCAAAGGCTGGCCTGAGCTGGCAGAATAGGAGAAAGATCATGTTTAAACATCAACTGCTGCTTAACGCGCTGAACGAGATAAAGCGCCACGGGCCTACTCGTTCATGCCATGCTTTGTGCTCCAACATGATGCACGCCAACCGCGTGCTTCGTGGGGAGGAGATGGAACTGTTTGAGAGCCAGATCCTTGAGAACCTCCTCAGCAGCATTGGTGAGGTCTGGTGCTACGACCGCGGGCAGAAGTTCACTCACTACTACTGGCTCGAAGGTGAAGAAGCCTGGGACAAGGAGCTGGAAGACGAAACCTTCTGGAGCAATCCTGTCCGCCTCGACTTCCTGCACTTTGCTATTGACTACCTTGAGGAATACTGCTATGAGTAACATGAGCTACTGCCGCTTTCAGAATACGGCACGCGACTTCCAGGACTGCCTGCAGGCCATTGACAACGGCTGCAGCTTGTCACCCGAAGAACAGGAAGCCATGATGCGTCTCGTGGACATGGCATACCAACTGGTCGACGCCGCGGAAAACGGCGGCCTGCCGAGCAACGAGGAGGACGACGATGAGTAGCAAGCGGAAGCTCCTGGACGTGCTGCTGCGTATCAAGCGGCACGGCCCTGAGAACAAGAAGCAAGCCCTGTGTGGCAACGTTGCATTAGGTGCCATCAACCACGTTAACGACCCGTGGGAGGCGCGTGCCGTTTCGGATGCTCTTCGTTACCTGTCTAAGGAGTGGGCCACGAGGACAGGACGTGAATACTGCCCTGCCTTCTGGGTTGGCGGGTGGAAGGAGTGGGAGGACGAGAAAGCAAGCGGCACCTTCTGGAGCAACCCGGTAAGGCTGTCCTTCCTACACTGGGCTATCGCGTGGCTCGAAGATGACTTGGGGGTCGAATGAACAAGGTAACGAAACTGCTTCTCATTGCCTACGGGCGGGAGCGCTACATTCCCGGGTTTTCCGATATTGTGGGCATCTGCTGCAATGCGGGAGCTAAGAAAGAAGTGAAGGAGCATTCTCAGTCGTGGGAGTTCTTCTCAGGAAGCAAAACCTTCCCAGTGCCTGGTGGGGCAGACGCTTACTGGGAACACTTCACCTTGTATGAAGGTGAGTATGGCGACCTTCGGCGGGACCTTGCTCGTCATGTAGCCAAGTGCCTGCTGCGTGAACAAACCTTCTTCCGGAGGGTGCTCGCATGGCTTGCATGAGTTTGCTACAGGCGCTACGGCTGATAAAGAACGAGGGGCCGCTGTTCCCGGATGAAGCAATCTGCTTCAATGTGGAGTTTACGGCAGGCCTCTGGGCCGAGTGGGAGATGCTTGTACTGGCCGAGCAGTGGTGCAAGGAGCGAGGTGTGGTGTTCAATCCCTCCTGGTTCATCAATGGCCACTGTGCTGGCTACTGCCGTGATGCACACCAGGAAGGTGGCTTCTGGGCCAACCCGCTGAGGATGCAGTTCGTTGAGTGGGCCATTGAGCGGCTTGAGCAAAATGTCGCTCGGGGTTTTTGAAAAACGGTCGCAGACGTACATGCAGGGAGGTGCATATACGAATGCGACTTGGTCGTAAATGAGATTTAGACGCAATAAGGTGCGCGAATGAGAATCAGTCGCAAAAAGCCGAGCGCAATGGCTCGGCTAGTGCAGCAGGTTAGAAAGCTCGGCCGACGGCCTGCTCAGCAGAAAGCGCCAACTCGCAGTATCTGATATAGCCATTGCGGTGCACGGTGAACAGTTCGCCTGAGCAGTCGCAGATCAACATATCACGCACAAAGCCGATAATGGTCAGCTGTACACCTTTGGTCGTCGTGATGACCTGACCGAGTTCAAAAACAGTTTCACGGAATTCAGCAGCGTTCATGATGTTATCCTCGTTTGTTGTTACATGTTTATTATGATTCACCTTTAAAGGTTTTGCGTACTCACAATGCAAAATAAATTTTTTATTTTCGAGTACGCAAAAAGGTGAGCTATGCGTCATAATGATAATGAAGGTTTAATTTGTTATCGGGAGGTGTGTCATGGACGTTCTTGCTCGTGTAACTAGACTCGCAGCAGCCAATGGCCTCGCCTTCACTTATGCATATGTAGAAGGTGAGCATCATTGCAACTTGGATGATGGTCACGACTTCTTCAGCAGCGTTTGTGGTGATGACGAAAGCGTAGACATCAAGCTGTCTTACCTTGAACGCACGCTGTCTGCTTACCTCAACGCTCGGGAGGTGAATCATGTCTAAGGTTCTGGTTGTCGTCGTCGTTGTGACGGTCATCGGTTGGGCTTTCGTTGACGCGCTGGTCATGGCCCTCAGTGCAATCTCAGCAGCGCTGTAGGAGGCGCATTGAACAAACGACGCGATTCAACTGAATCGCGTTTATTTTGCGTGTTTGATGCGAATGAGTATCAGTCGTGTTTTCATGATTCGTGAAATACTCCCCGGGGGTATCGTAAAACCTCGTGAATCGCACGCTGCTGCGTCGCATGTCTGGTTGATGCAAGTGCATTGATGGGTGCATAGGATGCGAATGTGACGTGATCTGTGAGGTGCGCGAATGAGAATCAGTCGCAGAAAGAATGAAAAGAATTTTTGCAATCGGTACGCAAATAAAGGATTTATGCGTCATAATAATAATGTGATAAACGAATTGAGGATTGCATCATGGACGCAATTACAGAAAGACATGAAACCTACCGGGCCTTCGTCGTTGCCTGCATCGCAGAGGCACGTGAATTGTTGGGCGATGACGCAACGGACGCGGCTATCATTGAACAGGCAGCCGAAATTATCGCATGTATGACGTGCGACGCGGAAGACAGCGTCGCCATTTGGATGGGGGAATGAATCATGGAATTTACAGCGGTCAGTCAGCACGGTACAGAAGTGGTCGTGGTTTATGACGTAGACGAAGGCGAGGTGACGTTCATCGACGGTGAGACGCGCATCGTGTATCGGGACGACGTTGGGCGTTGGTTCATTTACGAGATGGTCGTGTATCGTTTCTGATGTTTAAACGTTCGAGAAAGGCGCGGCTTCGGTCGCGCTTTTTGTTGGGCGGCGCATAGGCACAGAAAACACATCCGCGCACGCGTGTACGCGCACGTGCGCATACGAAGACGTGGTGTGGTTTTTGTGGTTTTTATTTATATAATCATGAATTTGTTAGTGTTTTCATTGGTTTAGGCATATAAGAATAAACCACACATGGTCATAAACGGTGATAATCAAGGAGTTGTTTTAGGTTACAGAACAATGGGTTACGACAGAATGTTTGTGGTTGCAGATGCGGTTTTTATTTATACACGGATAGGAAAACAGGATACGCTATTCGTGATGCAATAGGTTAAAGCGATTGCGTTCACATGCATGTGTAATGCGAACGAGACGCAAAACAACTGCTGCCGTCCTGCCCGCGCCCGATTTCCAACTGCAAATGATTATGAGTCGCATTTGCACTGTCCCATCATAACAACCCAATTGATACTCATTCGCATATCACCTGCACCTCATATGCGACCGATTATCACCCGCAAATGAGACCTGTTCGCATATCACCTTCCGTGCATATGAGACCTAGTCGCGTTGTCCTTTTGCCACAATGCGAATGAGAACGGTTCGCGTTCCGAGGTTGACTGATAATGAGTCGCGTCACCTATTGCACCTGATAATGATTCGCGTTCCGAGGTTGACTGATAATGATTCGCATTAGGTGATGCGTCTGCGAATGCGTCTCGTTTGCATGGGCGACTGATAATGATTCGCAGTCAAGGGCGAGGTGATAATCATTCGCGGTTGCATCGGGTACTGATAATCATTCGCAGTTGCGGGTGCGGATGATAATGAGTCGCGTTTCGGGGACCCCTAAATGATAATCATTATCAGCGCCAGGCGAGCTCCAGGATTAGCACTATCCCTGCCCCCGGTTATACCGTTTTTGGCGCTGCTAAAATTCTATCCCAATCCTTATACCTTGCACCGCTAGAACCGCCTAAATCTAGGCATTTTCCACCTATCTTTATAGTTGACACGAAGTCACCTATTCTTTCAGAATAACCTAAATGAAGAGATCTTTATAAGCGGTTATCAAACTGTATAAAAACACACCAGGAGAAAGGTACTATGGCTGGCGAAGGTGAAGGAAGAATTATCAATTCAGACAAGCAGGTAGCGAAAGATGGCAGCCAGCGCGGCCTTCATCGCCGTGGTACCAAGAACAAAGCCGCTGTACTCATGGAACAGATGCAAAAGGTAGTGGAAGAAAAGTTCGGCGTTGCCAACTTCGACCCCGTCGTAATGATGGCACTTATCGGTATGCAAGCGATGCAAGACCGGGAGGTCCGTGACCCGGATACCGGCGAGATAAAGCAGATCGTGCTTGCAGATGTAAATCTCGCATTGAGTGCCTTTGCTAAAGTAGCTCCTTACGTTCGCCAGCAACTCAAGACCCTTGAGCTGACCGGTGAAGGTGGCGGTCCTATCCAAGTAAGCACCGTGGATGCCAAGGCCCGTCTCGCCGCCATGATAGGCCTCACTGTTGAGGCTGAAGCAGAAGTTATCGAAGAAGAGGAGTGATTCTATGGACCAAGTACGAATTTATGGTCTTGACGGTGCGGGTCCTGCCGCCGTTCTCGCTGAAACCCAGATGATGCATTCGGGCGACCGTGAGATTGGTATGACCCTCCTTAACCGCATGTTTACAGGCAACTATGAGTTCTTAGCTGTTGGTGCAGGCGAGTCCAAGTACATCTGCTTGGCCGTAGGTGAGGTTGACCTGCTGGCTGCGCTGACGATAACAGTTCCCATTTCTTTCCGGGGCATAATCTACGAAGGTGCGGACGTATCAGGTGGTACAGCAATACCCATTGGCAACCTGAACCGCCAGTCATCCGTCAACATCTATCCGGGTTTGGTGCAACTGGTACGGGATCCTACTGTTAACAGCACGGGTAATGCTTTGTGGTCGCCGGTCCAGTACGCAGGTGGCAACAAGTCACCCGGCGCGGCGTCGCCTAACGTCCACATAAAACTCAAGCGGAACACGCAGTACCTTCTGATGCTGACCAACACGGACAACGCTGTCGAAGACATGCACGTCCACGTCCGCCTTGCTCAACTGCACACCCATGAAGAGCGTCTAGCTGATGAATAGACTCCATATTGACATGCTGCGACAAGATCCCGAGATGGCCGAGAAGTTCTGGTCGTCTCTGGATCCGTTGGAAGCAGAAGCGTTGCTGCACGACTGGACATTCCTAGGTCGGGATGAGCAGTTGCCTCCTGAAGGTGCTTGGGCATTCTGGCTGTATCTCGCAGGTCGTGGAGCGGGTAAGACCCGTACTGGCGGCGAGTGGGTGCGGAGTCTGATTCTCAATGGGGCAGCTCGTGGTGGTCTTATCGCGCCGACGTCCGGTGACGTCCGGGACGTAATGGTGGAAGGGGAGTCCGGAATATTGGCGTCCTGCTGGGACCACGACTACGACCGGTTCGGCAATCTGCTGGGCAAGCCGATTTACGAGCCATCTAAGCGGCGTCTGACCTGGGCCAATGGCGCACAGTGCGCTCTTTACTCTGCCGACGAGCCGGAACGTCTCCGCGGTCCTCAGCATGAGTTTATCTGGGCGGATGAGCTGTGCGCATGGCGGTATGAAGAGACATGGGATCTGGCCATGTTCGGTTTGCGTCTGGGCAAGAACCCGCAAGCGTTTATCTCTACCACGCCGAAACCCAAGAAGTTGATTCTCGACTTGATGAAGCACCCGCACTGCGTGGTCACCCGCGGCAGCACCTTTTCAAACCGTGCCAACTTGGCTCCTCAGTTCTTCGAGATGGTGGTTAAGAAGTACGAGGGCACCCGCTTGGGTCAGCAGGAGCTGGAAGGTATAGTGCTGGAAGAAGCAGAAGGTGCTTTGTGGAATCGTGAGTTGCTGGATAAGTCGCGTTTAAACGAGATCCCAGACAGCACCGACTTCTGGTTCACCCGGATAGTGGTAGGTGTAGACCCTGCCACCTCCAGTAACAAGAAGTCAAACGAGACGGGCATTGTGGTCATGGGTTACGGCAATAACAAGCAGCTTTATGTGCTTGCTGACTACTCCGGCGTTTACACGCCTGAGCAATGGTCACGCAAGGCGCGTGAAGCTTTCTACTTGTGGCAAGCTGATTTCATTGTGGCAGAAGGTAACCAGGGCGGTGAGATGGTCGAGAATACGCTCAATGGGTCCAGCCACAAGCAGAAGCTGCCTGTGCTCGTTGTCTTTGCCCGCCGCGGTAAGGCCGCTCGTGCGGAGCCTATCGTGGCTTACTGGGAACGGGGCGAGGCCCACATGGTAGGTGCTCACAACGAGTTGGAAGACCAGCTGTGCGTATGGGAGCCATTGTCAGGCGACGCATCACCCGACCGCCTGGATGCTCTAGTTTGGGCAGCTACTGCTTGCGTGCTGGGCCGTGGTATCACTGATAGCGGGACCTTGGAAGGATTCTACTAACGTTTAAACGCCTATCCTAAAGATGCTACTGACAAACCTTTGCAATCTGCGCTAGTATCATGTAGTCGACAGAGGAGATGCATCATGCCCATTCAGCAATGCCACATCGGGGGCAAACCCGGTTACAAGTATGGTCAAGAAGGCCACTGCTACACCTACACTCCTGGGGATGCAGGTTCCCGCGAGCGGGCACATGCTCAAGCAGCAGCTCAGGCGGCTGCCATCCACGCTTCCCAAGCACGTGAGGGCAAGAAATGAGTGCAATAGCAACCCTCTGCCACGCCAGCTACTCGCTGCGTCTCGAACAGTGGCGGAAGATCCGAGACGCATTGGACGGTGAGGACTGCGTGAAAGAGCAAGGCACGCTGTACTTGCCCAAGCCCTCTGGTATGAACACCACACAGTACGCCGCATACAAGATGCGGGCTGTTTACTACGCCGTCGCAGAACGCACGCTACGGGGTCTTGTAGGCATGGTGTTGCGCACTGACCCTGTGTTCAAGCTTACCCCACGGCTTGAGGCTGTGCGGGACGTCTTCACGGCAGATGGGTCATCTTTGGAAGTTCTGGTAGACGAGATCGTCTCAGAGCTTTTGTCGCTCGGGCGGTACGGGATTCTGCTGGATATGCCGAAGAATGCTCCTGTGGGGACGGCTCCTGTAGCCACCACGTACTTCGCAGAAGACATCCTGGATTGGAAACTGCGCTACAACGAGCGGACAGGCAAGAAGGAGCTGTGCTACTTGCTGCTCAAGGACGACTTGGAGAGCAACGGTGGGGACATCGGTCACGAGTATCTGGAGCTCACCCTTGATGATGCTGGGCTCTACACCGTCAGGGAGTTGAAGAACGACGCCAGCGGCAAGACCAAGGAGTTGCTGGAGGTCAGTAGCTTCCAGCCGGTGGTCAACGGTAAGAACGAGGTTAGCATCCCCTTCTTCTTCGCCAACGCTTACGACCTGCGTCCGACTACCTGCAAGCCTCCCATGCTGGATCTCGTCAACATGAACCTGTCACACTACCGGAATTCTGCTGACTACGAGCATGCTCTCTACCTCACTGCTCAGCCAACGCCATGGATAGCAGGGAACTTGGACGAGCAGAAGAAGCCTAAGTCCATTGGTTCAGGTACCATCTGGTACTTGCCGGAGGATGCTACATGCGGCATGCTCGAGTTCACAGGCGCGGGCATCACGGCACAGCAGAAAGCCATGGACGACAAGGAAGACCGGATGGCTGCTCTCGGTGCGCGGATGATAAACGATGGCAAGAACCGCAACGAGACGACGGATACCGCCCGGATGCGCGGTCGCTCCGAAGTGTCCCTGCTGACTTCCGTCGTCAATATGGCGCAGGCCGTGCTTAACCAGCTGCTGCGTGCTGCTGCCGTATGGGCCGGTGAGAGCCCGGACGAAGTTGACTGCTTGCTGAACCATGACTGGATTGAAGCCCGAATGACCTCAGACGAGCTCAAGGCTCTGGTTGAAGCATGGCAAGGCGAAGCCATCTCCCGCACTACCCTCCACGAGAACCTGCAGCGGGGCCAAATCGTCCGCGCTGGTCGCACGATGGAGGAGGAAGTGGAAGAAATCCTGGAAGAGGCTGGCGACTTTGACAAGACCCCGCCGGAAGAAACAGTTCCTCCCGAGGAAGAACCCGAGGAACAACCGCCGGGTGAGGAAGAAACCTAACAAATCGAATCCCATATCTTGAGGCCTCCGCTGAGCTGTATCACAATTACTTGTGATTAACCCACGGAGGCTTTCTTTATGTACGGTCCGACAAATCCAGTGTCTGAGCAGGAGCACATCTCAAAGTACCGCCTTGCCGGCGAGTCATTTCTTGACCTGTGCAACCGCATTTCCGGTGCCTTGTGTGATAATGAGCAGCACAGGCGCGACTTCCGAATGACTTTGCTCCAGCAGAACTTCATGCCGGCTGGTCGCATCCAACGAGCGGTTGGCTCTCCGCTGCGGGTTACGCCCTACAACTGCTTCGTGTCGGGCACGATTGAAGACGACTCGTCTTCAATCATGGACATGGCAAAAGAAGCCTTCATGACCATGCGCACTGGCGGCGGTATCGGCTACGATTTCTCCACGCTGCGTCCTCGTGGGTCGCGTATCAAGTCGTTCCAATCGGAAGCCTCGGGCGCGGTTTCTTTCATGCATATCTTCGATGCCACCTGCAAGACGGTACGCTCTGCCGGCGGCCGGCGTGGTGCCCAGATGGGCGTGCTACGCGTTGACCATCCGGACATTGAGGAGTTCATCGACGCAAAGACGGTTGCTTTGTCCGAGGACATGAGCCGAGCTGAGTACTTGGCCAGTCAAGCCGGCTTCAATGCCGCTACCACAGCTCAGTTGATGGAAATCGTGTCCAAGGTAAGTATTCAGAACAGGTTGGCGGCCTTCAACGTCTCAATAGCCGTTACGGACAAATTCATGGAAGCCGTTAAAGCCAAAGAGCCTTTTGACTTGGTATTCGATGGCCAGGTCTACAAGACAGTGGATGCGGAAGCCCTTTGGAACAAAATCATGCGCGCTACCTGGGATTGGGCGGAACCTGGAGTGTTGTTCATCGACCGTATCAACAAAAGCAACAACCTCTGGTACTGCGAGACGATTGCTGCCACCAACCCCTGCGCTGAGCAACCCCTCCCGCCGCATGGCGCCTGCCTGCTCGGATCCTTCAACCTGACCAGCTACATCCGCACCCATGGTGGCCAGCGCTTCTTCGATATGGAAGCCTTCAAGTCAGATATCCCGGGCGTGGTGCGCGCCATGGATAACGTGGTCGACTACGCCATCTACCCGCTGCCGGCCCAGGAGAAGGAAGCCAAGGACAAGCGCCGCATGGGTCTGGGCGTGACGGGCGTTGCCAATGCACTGGAAGCTCTGGGTTTGCCTTACGGGACCCAAGCCTACATTGACAAGCAGAGTGAGATCCTTGAGGTACTGCGAGACGAATGCTACCGCGCCTCCATTGCGCTTGCTGAGGAAAAAGGTCCGTTCCCGCTGTTCCAGTGGGCTGAGTACTTGTCCTCTGAGTTCATCAAGACCTTGCCTCAAGATATCCGGGACGGCATTGTGGAGCATGGTATCCGAAATTCCCACTTGCTGTCCATTGCCCCCACAGGCACCATCTCACTGACTGCAGACAATATCTCTTCTGGTATAGAGCCTGTGTTTGCATACTCCCAGCAACGGTTCATCATCAACGACGACGGGGTATCTCGCCGGCAGGTTGAGATAAGCGACTTTGGCGTCAGGGAGTTCGGTGTCAAAGGCATCCGGGCAGATGACCTTACCGTCCAGCAGCACGTGGAGGTTCTCATTGCTGCTCAGAAGTACATCGACTCAGCCATCAGCAAGACCTGCAACGTAGGAGATAACGTCACCTTTGACGAGTTCAAGAACGTCTACATGACTGCCTGGGAAGGCGGAGCCAAGGGCTGCACAACTTTCCGGATGTCCGGTAAACGCTTTGCGGTCCTAACTTCCCTCGATACAAAGGAAGGCGCGGCGTGCTATATTGACCCCGACACGGGTAAGAAAACCTGTGAATAGGAGGTTCTATGAAAGGTTGGCGTACGCTACTAATCAATGCAGCACTGGGAGGCCTCGCTGTAGGCCTGTCCTATGCTGCTGGGATAAACTGGGTTGACTTCGTGGATCCGCACTGGGCCGTTCTCATTGTGACCGTGGTCAATATAGGGCTCCGTTTCATCACTTCTACTCCGGTGGGCAAGAATGAGTAGCGCGAACAGTAGGCTCCACTCCTTCCAAATAGCTCAGATGGTTCGATGGCTTCGCCTCTCCAATGGGGAGGCGAAAAAGCTACTGGCAGTTCTGGGCGAAGTGGACAAGCAGCTGGCCGACTACCTCAAGAATGCACAGCTAACTCCTTTCAGCAAAACAAGGTCCCGTGCCATCAAAGCGCAGATCAAGCGCATGGTGGAAGAAATCTACGCGAAGCAGGTTAACCCACAGGTAACCCGCGTACTGCAGGAAACCGCCACCTACGCAAGCGAAGTGGAAGCTACTGCGTTTAAACGGGTATTACCTACGCGCATAGACGTGGTTACTCCCAACTTGGGTGCAGTAAAAGCCGCCGCTACTTCCACTGCTTACGATGGCATGGTGCTTACAGAATGGCTCCAGAAGCTCCGGGATGCCGACGTAGACAGGACTTGGCGCGCCGTTCAGCGGGGAATCACCCAAGGTGCTACTACAGACGAAATTGTTAAGTCGGTAGTCGGCACGAAAAAGCTCCGGTACAAAGACGGCGTGCGCAACGTTACCCGAAACGGCGCCAAGATGATGGTGAGGACCTTACTCACAGGGGCGGCAAACGTGGGCCGCCAGGCTCTGTGGGAAGAGAACGCGCACCTAATCAAGTGCATCATGTGGGTTTCTACGCTAGATGGTAAGACCAGCGATATCTGCCGGTTTAACGATGGACGTGTGGGCCCTGCTCGTGCCAACGACCCCGACTGGAAACTGCCCGTAGGCATGAAGGCCCTGTCACCTTTGATGGCACGCCCTCCCGCTCATCCCAACTGCCGATCTACCACAGTGGCTGTTCTCAAGTCCTGGAAGGAGCTTGGCTTCGATATGGACGAGCTGGAACCTGGCACTCGTTCTAGCTTGGACGGACGTGTACCTTCTACCATGAAGTACCACGACTGGCTGGCGACACAGAAGCAGTCTATGCAAGTAGACGTTCTAGGGCCCACCCGGTTTAAACTTTGGCAAAATGGCACGCCTTATGATAGTTTCTATAATGCAGAGGGACACGAGTACACCATTGCTCAACTGCGCTCTCGCCTACCGCAGGCTTTCGAGGAGGCCGGTATATGAAGATGCAGCAAGAACTTAAGGAACTTGGATACACCGACGAGTACGAGTTGGCAGTCCTGGAGTTCCAGCTTGACCACGGCCTAGTAGTAGATGGTGACGTGGGACCTAAAACCACCGCTCTTATCAACAAGATCCTGGCTGAGAAGCCCGCCAACCGTAAATCCTACCAGACCCCGCCCTGGGTTAAAGAAATGCTCAAAGTTCATGGTATGCATGAGCGCCGGCAGTTCAAAGAACTCTACGCTTGGCTAAAGTCGGCCGGCAAGGCGGTTAATCCCGCAGACACGCCTTGGTGCGGTGATGCTGTGGAAACGTCCCTGCTCCGTGCTTTGCCCCATGCGAGCGTGCCAGCCAATCCGCATGCTAGCATTAGTTGGTTGACGTTTGGGCAAAGTCTGAGGGAACCGATGTTTGGCTGCATTCTCATCTTCTGGAGAGGCAACCCCAAAGGGTGGCAAGGCCACGTAGGCTACTACGTGGGCGAGGATGCCACTCATTACCATGTGCTCGGCGGTAACCAATCGGATTCCGTGAGCATTGCTCGGATAGCCAAGAATCGTCTGCGTGAGTATGGTATGCGCTGGCCTATTGGCTACCCGTTCACTACCCGTGGGAGAGCTGTGGCCGGTGGAGGTTCGCTCAAGACCACGACCAACGAGGAGTAACACCATGCCTGCTAAAACCTCGCAGCAGAAGAAGCGTCAAGAAGAACGCAACTGGAAGCCTTCTTCCATTGCACCTCTCAACCAGGCCCAAGGTCACTACCTCGAGTTGCTCGAGGACGACGGAATTTCCACTGTAGTGGCAGTTGGGCCAGCTGGTACCGGCAAGACTTTTCTTGCCTGCGCTTACGCTGCAAAAGGTATCTTCGACAAGAAGTACCGCGGCGCTGTTGTGGTTCGCCCTCCCAAAGGCCCAGGCAAGACTCAAGGATTCCTTCCGGGTGACTTGAGCCGGAAGACCGCCCCCTGGTCTCGTCCGTGCATGGATGCTTTCATCCAGTTTCTTAGCAAGACCAAGGTGGATGCTTTGGTCCAAGCAGAAGAAATAGAGATAGGGTCTCTCGAGCACATCCGCGGCATCACTCATGACAATAAAGTCATGATTATGGACGAGGCTCAGAACAGCACAGTAGAGGAAATGGAAGCCTTCGTGACTCGAGCAGGCAGCGATACCAAAATAATCCTCTGCGGTGACCTGGACCAAAGCGACCTTGGGCCCGTCAATGGCTTGGCGGCTGTACTGTCTGCCGTTGAAGAAGGCTTGGTTGACCTGGGCCAGGTTTACATTTTTGACGATGACGACAACGTCCGCTCAGAAACCAGCAAGCAATGGGCACGTGCTTTCCGCACCCTCAAAGCTCGCTACAAAGAAGAGCAGGAAGCAAAGCGAGAAGAACGCCGGCGTCTCGTTCAACGCTAAAACAAAGGCCCCATCAGGGGCCTTT